TGACCTTCCAAATTGATTACCCTCAGTTCAACGCGGCCACATCGAAGTTGTTGCTCCAAGAGAATGGGCAGCTCGCAGATGTCCTATACGCGAACGGGCCAGCTATTCGGCTAGGTAACCACGTTTGGTACAACGGATCGTTTAATGATCCGCCGTCTAACAGTGGGCTCGGATACAAAGGAACCGTCATCGACTGGCTTGCCGACAAACGCGGATTGTTCTTGGGAGTCACCCCCACCGGTGGCACTCCCAGTCTGACAACCGAATGCACACAACTTTACGACGCATTTGAAGGGCAATCGATCGGGCAGGTAGACGACGATTCGAATTACTTTTTGCTCCCGGCAGATCCGTTGCACCCGAACGAATCGGTCTATAAATCCGCTTTGGTTAACTCATGGTCAGAGGTCCCGCCAATGTGCGGGTACCCAACCTTTAACCGCAGTGCGGCTACATGGCTACCTACGGCTAGCCTTTGCCAAAGTTCGTGGAGTTGGGTTCAAGTGCCGAGGCGGTTGACCTCAGCAGCCACAAGGGCTGACCTATTTGCGCCGGACGGCGTGACGATGCTAACAAGCCTTTCATCACTCACGATTGACGGATGGTACGTTACCGAATCGAGCCCTATCATCACAAACACGGAGTCACCTAACTTCTGGATTATTACGGTAGCGGCGGGAAACAAGAAGTGGGCCAAAGTCACGCCTTGGCATGGATGGTTCAGCCTATTGACTGTTGGCGCTCCTGCGGAAGTCGATCTTGCGTGCGATTCTAACGGTATTGTCTATCGGTGCCTTTCCGATGGTTCGCAAATCCTACTACTAAGATTCAACTTTGCCGACGTCAACGATATGTTCACCGCGTTCACGCCGACTAGCAGTGCTCCAACTACGTGCAATAATGCAAGCATAGCTTGCGGTCCCACCAACAAGCTTCTAATCGTTTTTGACGATGGCACAACTACTTGGATTATCCGGTCGACCAACGCGGGGCAAACGTGGAGCGCACCGATGAGTGTGGCACCCGGGACGTGGCCAGAACCGGCCATTGATGCAATTTCAGCAACTCAGTTTGTCGCTATTTCAGACGGCGCAAACTACAACTGTTGGCGCATGACTACTAGCGACGCTTCCTTTTCGAATGTCGGCACGATATGCGCCGGGTCAGGAGCAAAGGTTGGCCTTACGGTTCGCCAGTCCGTGAAACGAGAACTAATATTCGAAATATCAATCGCTGGCACCGTCCAAAGGTACATATCGTACAATATGGGCGTGAACTGGAACGCGAGCTAAGACTATGAGCGCAAATCTAAACCTGCTTACTCCGAACATGCCGTTCGCGTCGAACATTTTTAACGACAATGTAAATTGCGCTCAGCTAAACATACAGGCGCAGCAAGGGATTGGCGTCGTTAGCGGAATGACTCTATCGACCGGAGGCGGATCGACTCTAAATATAGCCTCTGGGATAGTCCAGAACCCTCGAACGGTTGCATATTCAGGAGGGACGTTCACCGTTCCAAGCAACGGCACTTGGTACGTAATGTGTAACTGGGTAGCCGGTACGCCAGACCCTTCGACAGGGCTATCGGCTTACACGTTTTCATTTAGTGTTCAGTCGGGACCAACACCTCCTGGAGGCCAAGTCTGCCTTGGGCAGATCACGATGGCAGCCGGGACGATTACTAACGTCTCGAATGCAGGCCTTCTTGTCATCCCGCATGTGTCTGGCTCCCAATGGATTGCAGGCCAAAGCAGGATGGTGATAGACGACTCGACCGGGATAACAACGGTGCAAAATCTTCAAGGCAACGTCGCGGTTAAGAATGTTCTTCAACCCGGAGACGCCGCCGTGATCGATGCGAACTATCAGGTCTCCATCTTCAAATCATTCACCGTGCCACCTGGCGCGACTTTCACTAATAACGGACTTTTTAGGGTAACAACATAATATGGCTGGAACACTTCAAGCTAACGGCGGCGATTTACTTGTCAATTCTATCAGTGGCAATGGCGTACCGTTCACAAAATCGCTATTGACGCTAACATATGCTGACGCTGACATTACGCTTACATCGGGCCAATATCAGAACCCAACGATTAACTGCATAGGAACAAATACTGCTCAAAGGAAGCTAGTTTTGCCCTTGGTAGCTGGCGCTGAGTGGTATGTGGCCAACAATGGCACGGGCCAAAACATTCAGGCTATCGGCTCGACAGGTACCGGCATCATTGTCCCGACTACTGACGGATGCTTCCTTTGGAGCGACGGTGTGAACATCTATCGAAAGACCCCTAACGCAACGATTACGACATAAAATGAAAAAACTACTGCAATCGAAACTTACAATCCCGCTTTGCGGGTTTTTTGCTTTGTTGTGCCTGATCGGAGCCGCATATCAAGGAAACGGTTGGTATTACAACGCATCGCCAATCACATGCTTTCCCGGGTCTGCTTGCGCAGGGCAGACGGACATCAACGGCTACCTCAAGGTCAACGTGGCAGCAGGCGGGTCGGCTCCTGTCGGTACGACATGGCTGCAAGACAACAGTTCGGCAACGGCTGCATCTCCAGGCGTGACAACTCATACTTCCAAAGCATCTGCGGCAACGCTGGATGGCCTACTTGTCTCCAATTACTCGGGCGGTCTACTGTATTTCCAGGTCTGGAACACCGCAAGCGCACTGACAAGTGGAACATCAACCGGTCCCGTCCTCGAATACCCGGTTGGCCTTGGTGTCTCATCTTCTCCAACCATCTTCGCGATAGGCGCGGCATATTGGGGTCCAGGTGGGCTAACCGGTACTTTTACAACTGGACTGACTTGGAGCTTATCGAGCACAAGCCAGCTCTACACGTCGGTGGCTACGGGCCTAGCATCGGTTGAGGTCGACTACAAATGAAAAAGCTATTTACATCTTTGGTTCTCGTTTTCCTTGCTTGCTTGTCGTTTGGGCAGAGCAGCGGGATATCCCTTGGGCTTGGAAATTCTATTGTAAAAATAATTCCTGGATTGACGCCTAACTTAACATCTGCGGCTGCGGCAAATACATCGGCAATCAATGCAACAATCGCTTCGGGAGGTTCGTGGAGAATCCCTGTTTCTCCATCACATTCATCTGACATTTATTACGTCAACGGCACGGGTACACCTCTAGCTATTGGATCATTAAGAACCCCATCGACATTAATTGTTGACGATGGTGTCTCAATCGTAAACGCTTCTGGATCAAATGGCCCTGTTTTGGTATCTTCGGCATTTAACCGGTCATTCGGCACGTGTTCCGGCACGTCTGGGACAAATTCAACACCTATCACGTGGCCCTACGTCGCCGTCAACTTTACAGGCTCAATATCAGGCACCACGCTGACCGTTTCGGCTGTCTCTACCGGCACATTGGTCGTTGGAATGCCTATTGCTGGATCGGGAGTAACTGCGCCAACTTACATCAATGCGCTCGGAACGGGGGCAGGGGGAACGGGGACATATACTGTGTCTGTCTCTCAAACGGTTGCATCGGAAGCAATGACAGGTGGAACTGATTACACATCGATTGGTTTTGATCTTACGGGAACTGGTCTATCAACAGGATCAGGCGCATCGAATATCCAGCAAGGAGATTATGTTCAAATTACGGGATGGGTAGACAACAGTTCAACTACAACCCCGGATTCCGCCTACTACGGTACCTTCTATGTTCTGTCGATACCTACGACAACATCCATCATTGTTAGGCTTGTTCGACAACCATCAGCTAGCCCGAGCGTTGCAAACGGTCAATATAGAATCCGTCAAGCTGATCAATACACGACCGTAGAAGGCGGACTTTGGAGTTACGGAAGCAACGCTTCTACTGGCTACAATAATCACGCCTTAATTTTCGCGGGCGTTGCTGGACTGAATATTAAGCACATTCAGATAACAAACTCTGAGAAATTTGCCTTAAATCTTTCGCAGTGCAACGGCGCTTGTGTTGAGGATGTCACGGGCGTTGCGTGTAACTCGGATCTCGTTAAGGTCTACGGGTCCGTAAACACATACATTCGGCGCGTTTATGGCGTCGGCGGTGATGACAGCGTCTCAATTCACACGATTGAGGCGTCTCCCTACACCTCGTACAACCTACCAGGCGCGGGGTCCGACTGCGTTAACTGCTGGATAGAGGATTGCGCAGTTCAGAACGGCGCGGGTTTCCGACTTTACCCCACGCATGGCGCATTCAAAATGCTCAACTGTGGAATGAAACGATGCACCGCAAATGGTGCAATAGGAAACTCTGCGTATAGCGGTAGCTATACGAGTTCTGAAAATGAAGCCCCTTTTGGTATTGTCACGTCGGGAAGCAGTGCGACCGGAACACCTTATCTCGATGGAATCGTCTTCGAGGATCTTTACGCGCAGCCGGGAGGACTAAATATATCCCCCATTGTTTATCTAGGGATCAATAATACGTGTAGCATGGGATCGCTGACATTCAGTCGGATTCGGACTGGGTTCAAGGATCAGTGGTCAGCCGGTGTGAACGCGGGCGAGATAACAATAGCGGGTGGTGGGTCTGGAACTATAAACCAAATGAATTTTAATGAGTGCGAATTCATGATGAATGAAGGGTCTCAGTGTGATGCTATTCACTTCGCAACCTCACAACAATACAATCAGATAAACGTTACAAGATGTCTATTCAAGGGCAGTTCGACTAATGGTTATGCGTTTAATATGTCATCTATGGTGTCGCAAGCACCAGGTCAAATAAATTTTGTAAATTGCGATTTTGACACCTTAAACGGGTGTGTATATGCCCCTACGGTCGCGGTTGGCACCCTCTGGTCACTGATGGGATGCAGAGTCTCAAATGTCAATATTGGTTTAACCATTCAAGGCAACTCCCAGGTTAATTTAACTGGAAATACTTTCGCTAATATGCACGGGTCCGGAATTATACGAGGATCTGGCAGTTCGCCTACGATTCTCCTATCTAGCGGAGGTGGTAATGTTGGGAACACCGCATCGGGAAGCAACGGTCTTTTTGTTATAGGATCTGGATCTCCTACACTAACGTTCACCGGTTGGTGCAGCGATCTGTTGATAGATATCTCGCAAACAGGCGTCAATCGCGCTAACGGTGCTGTCGTCTGGAACACAAACTCTGCACTTGGAACACTTTTGGTGGCTGGACCGGTGGTAGGGGATTCGACAAATACGACTGGGTCATGGCACCTGCTTTACAATCCATCTGCGATCTATTAAATCGGCGCTTATATCAGGTCGCAAAATCCAACGTTGTTCCCATATTAGGGTAATGCTAAACTACATCAAATCACTTTGGCGCTCATTCTCAGTCTTCTTGGAGGATGAGCCGCCAACAATCAGGAGCAACACAAACATCATGGAAACAGTAATACCAACCGGTACATCAGGCGAACTCGCTTTGAGTCTCACGTCAACGCCAACGGGCGCTATGCTAAAGAAATTCGCGGGAACGAAGATCTACTCTGAGCCAATCCCCGACATTCTTGACAGTTACGCTCAAGAAGAGTTACCCGAACCGCAGAAGGTCTCTGTCACCGGGTCAATCGGCATGGAAGGGAACAATTTTGTTGGCAAACTGGTACTGATTGACGACCTATCCGCGTTCGGTGTGCCCCCGGCGCTCACTGTGCAACTATTCTCGTACAATTGCGGATTCTTTGGCGGCATTCTAGCCCGCAAAGCGATCGGCGCCGGTGACTCGGAAACAATTGGATCTCAACTTGCTTATGTGCCGCCAGTCACCGAACCGCTAGCGTAAGTCCGCTACCCATAATCGAAAATGCCCCCGGCTCTTAGTGAGTCGGGGGCTCTTTTTTGTGTTTGGAAGGGCTAGTCCGATACGTACAAACCCAGGAGAAGGAATAGTCCGCAACAGGTAAGGCCCGCGATAAGCCAATGGGCATCGTGAAGTATAGGAGCGGCTATCATGCCTCCCAAAAGCGGAACAAGGGAGAGTGCCGCCATTAACCGGACTACCTTGCGTTTATTCACGCCTCATCTCTCAACTCTTCGGGCAACGGAACGTTTGCCGGGTATTCGCGCACGGTGATCCATTCGCCATTTGAGTAGGCGCTGACCTTTACGCCAGCGCGTCCGTGTCTTCTGGCTTTGAACATAGCTTCTGAGAGCGTAATCGTGGACGCCGGTTTGCCGTTCCATGCCCAGATTTTGCAGGGAATGCTGGCGTCAGCTTCTGCATCCTCTTTGGAGTAATAAACACGAATGAAAGGCACTGCTCCTAATATTTCCTTCGCCTCTTCGGTAGGTAATGCGGTGCCACGGCAAGCCCAATACTCCCTCTTATCGGGCCACAATTCAGCCATAAACGACGGTTCGATTTCTAGTTGCTCTTGGTTCATACGGTCACCTCTAAATTAGCAATATATTTGTCAATCAGCGCGGATTCGTTCTCCACCCGTGGGTAATTCAGTTCACCTAGGTCGAGCAATGAGCGCATCCAGCCTAGACACTCGCGCCTGTTGTCGTCGATCTCCGGGTAGTAGATCGGCTTGCCCTCACCATCGAACCAAGCGATAATCTTAGGCTCGTTCGCGGTCGGGATTTCGCGCCAGAAAATGGCGGTTCCGTAGTCGTCGGTGTCGTGGGAAAAGTGGGTGGGGTCTTTTCGCCATAGGTTGTTGGCATCTGTGATGGTCATTTATTGCGCCTTCCTTAACCACGTTTCGGCCATTTCGCGCGGCATACCGAGTTCAGTTGCAATATGACTTTCGAGACGCGCCCCTTTACTATTGGTCCATCCATCAAGAAAAGCTACTCCGTCGCATGTGAGCATTTGCGCGATATCTAGCCGCATGTAGTGGCCCCAGGGCTTTCCAGTCTCCGCTCCATTGTCAGCGGGGTTGGCGACATCATATCCAACGGCTCTTAATCTAGCGGACATCTGATTGAAGGCAGGAAAATTAAAATCTTTGATACCCGTCATAGGCCCGGCCAAATATAGTTTCATCTCTCAAACTCCTTAACCGGATATGAGCCGGTCTGTCTCAAATTCTCGAACCGCACGTAATCCTCATGCGATAGGTAAAGCGTGCCGTCTTTCCAGAACCCGGCGACCGGGATTATCGGATTCTTCGGGTCTGGTTTGAGGCGGTCGGCAAGGGCTTTGACATGCTGATCGTTAAGCATCCATCCAGGATTTTCTGCTGAAACATACGCGGCAATAATGCTAAACCACAGGCATAAGCACACTATCCAAATTATCCAAATTAACAAAAAACTATTTTTCATGCCAACCCCCAAAGTCTAGTAAATTGCTCCATAGTGTCCTGCATCTCCCGCAAGGCCTCGGCCTCGCTGCACATAGTCTCTACCCACTCCTGGGCTTTGAGAACGGTGTCGAATGGTAGGCTGTCTTTGTATATGCCGTCGATACACCACACACCCAGCGGCCTTCTTAAACTGCCGTAAAGCACGTATCCGCTTATTGAGTGTGTCGAATGGTAGAAGGCGTTATTCGGGTAGATCTGCCAACCGTCGCGGGCGACTGCTGGGCCTCCGATTATCTCTGTGTTCATTCTTTCCCTCCAATCGTGTCGTGATCGACGAAAACAACCAAGTCCAGTCGTTTCCCCATCACCCCTCCCAATCCAGCGTCCCATCAGCCCGCTTTGGCGCGGCCTTGCAGACGGCTATGATGTCGTGTAGCTGAACGTCGGTAAGCCCGTTCATCGTGAGTTTCGGCACGTGCATCCCGGTTCGCTCGTAAAGATATTTGACAACCTTCGCGCGCTTGGTTTCGATCTGCGGCATTTTGAACAGATGCTTGTCGGGAAGCCATAGCCTCCGTGCGTGAGTCTGTGCGTCCGCCTTTAGCTTTCGTTCGTCGGCGCGGGTCATGGTTTCACCTCATGCCGCTCCCTCAGTGGTCGGAACTGATCGAGCATGGAAGCGTCGATGATCCTGAATCGCTCCTTGCCCCGCTTGCCTTTCTGAATGAGGATAGGCAATTCACCGTTCCACGTAGGCGAGACGGCCCATACCTCGTGCCGTGGGCCTTGTATCTGGTCGCCAGCCTTTAGATGTCTGAATGATGTTTTGGTCATTAAATCCTCGTCCTCTGCAAATACTCAACCTCTTGCGCCAGGTCGCGTAGCTTGGTGTCGAACTCTCCCAGGTTGAAAAATGGCTCTGAGCTTTCGGGCGTAGCATCCCAGCAGCTATCAACCATCTCCTTCACAACCTCCGCGATGACTCTGATATCCATGCCGCTTTGAACGATGCGGCGGCTTTCGGTGTAGGGGTTGAACATTATTTCACCCTCTCGACTTCAACCACCATAACCCAGGGGCCATCAGCGAATTTGCAAACCGGTTTTTTGCCGTTGATTGAGTCCCATAGCGCGGCGAAAAGCTCTACCGGGCCAGTACGTTTAACTTTGCCCATCTCAAAACCTTTGTCTAATCGCTCGTCTCGGTTCTCGTGCCAGCTTGAGGTGCCGCAAAACTCATATCGAAAACCAGGTGCGACACCCTCCGCTATCGCGTCCTCTTCGCTGATCTGATTCACCCGTTCGATACGAACGCCGGTCACCTTTAGAGTGATTCGACTTGCCCACTGGGGCATGAATATTGAGGGTCGCCACCTACCGGCGTGATCTGGTTTTGTGCCTTCTGACGCGAACCATAGCAGTCCGTTGATGGGGATATTCTTTGGTGACAGACGATCGTAAATTGACGATGTTGCCCACGTCTCACGAACCCAAAGAAGGTCACCGACTTGGTACGGCAAATTGACCATCTCGTACTTTTGCTCGGTGATCTTGGCGCACCAACCGTTTTGATGTTCAAACCATGAGATGTGAAGCGGTTGAGGCTTGATAACCCTCCGCGTCTGTGTCTTGGCCCCAGAAAGTAGGGCGCGCACCATCTCGCCTTTGAATAAAATTGGTTTCATCTTAGGCAATCTCCTTTAGGTTTGATGTCTCAAATACATGAAAGAAGTAACCTTCAATGAACACCGTCCCGATGAACGTCGGGTTCAGATATGGAATTGGATCACGCGTGCCGAACACCTCGAATCGACGTGGGACGCAATTTCCCAAATCATCGGGGTCAAGAAACACCCACAATCTAAGGATAATCCCCTGCATCCCGACTGACAAGGGCTTTGCGCCAACCGGGATGTTTAGATAGATCCCCCCACGCTCAAACGTCAAATCAAACTTGTAAACAGTCATACTTTCACCCCGTCAAGCATTTGGATAAGCAACCCAGCGAGCTTTTTCACGTCGGGACTCTCGCTTGCCGTCGTCTGTCGCAACATGGCTTTCGCGCAAGGTATCCCGCCTACCTGAATGGCTTCGACGATCTTTGAACTAATATTCCATGTCGATTGCGTGGGCTGTGCGTTAAGCCACTTGCCCAGGAACTCGAAAACTTCTTTTGGTACTTCGTGCATGTTTAATCTTCCTCTCCTAACTCACAAAACAAGGTCGCCCGGTTTCCGCCTCTACCCGGCGCTTGAAGTTCATTCCATCACCAAGGGCGGTTGCCCATCAGCAAACGGGTCGGTCTTTTCCTCGACTAATTCGCCTTCAACCGTTTCAAGATTTTCCGTTGGTTCGGGTTCTTCCGTTTTTTGTCCGGTCGGTGAGTCGGGATCGAATGACGTGGCGAACGCTTGGAACGCTGGCAAATCGGCGCATCTCGCATCAGTCCCGGCTAGATAGACGAGAGCCCAATCCAAATCCCGATCTTTGCAAATGGCCTTGAATTTCTCATAGTCCGATCTGATTGCACCGTCCGAGAAATTCCAGCCCGCATCCTTAACCGCTTGAGTCGCAAGAACGAAAACCTCGTCAGTTCGTTTGGCCGTTGGCAAAGCGTTTGCCGTGCCTTGCGTTAGCGCCTGAGTCTCTTGAGGCAGTTGCAATGCAAGCCGCCTGGCCTGACCTTCCATCGTGTTCTCCATGAGGGCCTTCACGAAGTCGGGAGGGTTCGCGTCTAGTGTCAGTCGAGCGGTTACCCATCTAGTAACTTCTTCACCAACGGTTTTGCTCATTTTGTGGATGGTAAGCAGACAATAGGCGTGTTTCAGGCCCATAGAGCGCAAGGTTTCGACCATGCCGTTCACCTCTTTGTTAAATATCACTCCCTTGCTGGTGAGTTGCCAAAGGGTGATATCTTTAGTGGCAGGCAAAATGACGCGCAATGTTGTCGAAAGGTCGCATTGACGATCCTGTAGGTCCGCTCCAAGCCCATCTGGGTCGCAAAGGCACGGAACGATCCCGCGATCCTCGCAGAAAATAATCTTCTTGGCTTTCCGTCTGATTTCGACGTACTTGCATAGAAGACCGTCGCATTGGTGGGTCCGCGTCTTGCCGTCGTTCTGAGTGAAATTCTCATCCACGCTTAGCCGAGTGTCCACGATGACGCTAATCTGATTCACTTCGGTCGATAGATCCCACTCGCCAGGACGATCCTTCCATGGGCGAAGAATTCCGGGGTAGGCCGCTTTCAGATTTTCCATGGCCGCTTTATCCGGACATGTGAATCTGTATGTGCTTCGTCCCTCAGGGTGGGTTCCGTCACCACTCTTGTTCGGCACTAGCTCACCGATACGGATGTGTCCGACTCTTGTTTGCGATCTTTGGCGTTCAATTGAAATTGGCATGATGATTTTCTCCTTAACCGAATGGCGCGGGTCTTACCGCTGTCTTGGGCGTCGTTTCCTTCTTGGGTACGCCTAACTGTCGTTGCTGGTGAGCCTTTGGAACGTTGTCCGCGTAGTCAACCCACTGGCAGAGTCCACGGAATCCGCGAATAGGCGATTCTGATCTTGGGTAGGTGTAGAGTGCGGCTCCAAGCTGTTTGGCTTTGCTTTCCAGCGTTCCGAACTCTGTTTCGAGTCCCAGTGCCGATGCGTGGGGGCCGATGTGAAGGGAGGCTATGAAGTCGGACGGCGGCAAGTCGTACTCTTCACCGCTTTCGATAAGCACGATTCTGTCACAAGCTTCGTATGCCGACACTTGGGCCTGAACCGCCTTATGGTTGATTGCGTTTGAATGCTTAAAATCACACCAGAGGGACACGCTATCTTTGCCCCATGCGCTCGGCCAGTCATATTTGTAGGTGCTTCTGTCGAGTGAGAAATGAGCGTCAACGGTGCCAGCGTAGCCGGTCTCGCAAACCTCTAAGCACCATCGCTGCATGGTCTCAGGGAGTTTGTCAAACTGGGCGCGGGTGAGTCCACAACGTCTTAGCAGGATCTCTTCAAATAGTTCGTGGTCGATCGTAACCGGGATATGAACAACCATCGCCTCTTGCCCAACCGTCGTCCATGTCGGGTTGGCTTTCAGAATCCACTCGGACGAGCTGACAGTGTAGGAATAAGCTGCGGCGCAAAGGTCCTCAAGTTCTTTGATAGTTGGCAGGTAATCCGGATTGTTCTTTGGAACGAATAAATTTAGCTTAATCGCCTCGTGCCTTAACCACTCCATCATGAGGTCCCGGTCGGGTGCCATTTCAGGGGATGCCCCGTCAATCTTGAGCGCGCACTTGTAAACCCAGTGGTGCCCCAGCGATCCTATGCGGGCCTTGTGGTCGCGGTACCGTTCGTGGGCGAGCATTCGAACCTTCCAATCCATGATATGGGCTACCGCTTGCTCCATGCTCATGTGTTTACCTAGCTGACTAGCGCACGATTCCAAGATAACCGGGTCGTCGGTTGGTGTACCTGCGGCGATTAGAAAGCCGATGCAGTCCAAAGCCGCTTCTTTGCCAGACCACGGAATAAGATGTTGACCGGGCGCGTACCCTAGCTTTGTCGTCACACTTTGGAGAGGGATACCGTGGTATCGGTAAGAGCCGCCCGAATCTCTTCGGGCGTAGTAGGGGACTTCGATGGCTGAGTTTTTAACCATTACTCTGAATCAACCTCCTTAGACTCCAAGCTTTCGGCCAGCTTCTTTTCAAGGGCTAGTTGCTCGTCGGCGTAGACCACCTCTGGATCGGCTATGCGGCCCTCGTGCAGGAAGTAGTCAACCGTTCGGAATCCTTCGACTACTTCACCAGCGGTAACCGCGATCTCCGTAAAGATGTAGGTTTTGGACTCTTCCGCGATCTTGCGAATGATCTCCATATTTTTGGGCGTGATCTTCTCGCCGTCGCCAAGAGCGAATATCCGCATCATCGGCTTTTCCATCACGCCAAAGCTCGTGGCGAACCGGATCTTGGTTTCAGTGTTGTGCTGCCTCAGCGGTAAACCGTCAATCCAAATCGCATACTCTCTCTTTTCAGATTCAGGCTTCGACGTGTCGCGGATCTCAAAGCCAGGGAATGCAAATCCCGATGATTGAGCAGACTCGAATAGTAGTTTTTTCTTAGCGTTGCGGGCATCAAGAAGTTGTTTCTCAAGATCGGCTCGTCTGGTTTCGGCTTCCTGATATTCGGCCAAAGCCGCATCAATACGCTTGTTCTCCCTAACGTTTGCATTCGTGGTGTCAACCGTCTTGATTCTCTCTTCAATCTCGGCGGTGGATTCAGGAACGAATGAATCAAGGTTCGTTTGAGCGGTTTGCAAGGATTCCTTTGTCTTCTCGTGGATGCCCTCGCATCTCTCAATGTCGGCGCGTTGCGCATTGAGCTTGTCTTGAGCCGCCTTTAGCTCATCCTGAAGCTTCTTGATAAGGTCTTTGGTTTCGGTCTCGCTCGTTTCGCGGGTTTTGATAGCCTCAGATTCGGCTTTCTCCTGGGCTGTCCATTTATCCAAGGCTGATTGCAAAGTGACTTGCTCGGCGTTGTGATTCTGGAGCTTCTGAAGTTCGGCAATCAGCGCGGATGCATCTTCCTCCACTTCGGGCGCGTCAACCTTTTTCATGCCGGCATTGCGCTTCGTGATTCGGTCGACGTCGGCGTTAGCTACCTTGCGCTTGTCGACTAACTCAGCCTCAAGTGAATCAAGTTCTGTCGTATCGACCCGGAAAGCGTTGCGGATCGCTTGGACTTGCTCGGCATCTTTCTTTTTTAGGAAGTCTCCGATATCGAACGTGATTGAGCTAACAAGGCTCTTTAGGCGCTCGGCGGGTGGAGGACTGGCAAGCGTGGCCCAGCCATCTTCCGTGTTCACCTGGATCTTCACTTCGTAATCGATCTCGCCTTCACGTTTGCCTGACTGCACCTTAAAGCACCTGGCAATCACCTTTAAGCGGTCGAACACCAATTCAGCGCGGGCCTCATTTGCTCCTTGTCGAATCGGCAAATTATCCGTTGGTTTACCAAGAATCGCCATAGCGATACCCTTGATGAGGCTAGACTTCCCGGCTGCATTGTCACCGCCAAGAGCGATGAAGTATTTGCCGGGTGGGATGTCTTGCAACAGAACGTCTTTGATTCCCTCGAAATTGGTGAGGGAATACGCGACTAGGGTTAATGGCTTTTTCTCTTGCTGCTCGATCATGCTACTTCACTTTCCTTAACTTCCATGCCTGCCCAAACTTCGGCGGCTTCCTCGGGAGTTAGTTTCACAAACGGGAACGGATCTTTTCGTAGGCCTACGATGTGTTTCAGCGCATACGATCCTTCTGAACCGATCTTATAGGGCATCGATTCTTGGCGCTCAATGATCTCCTGTTCGGTCAGCGTTGATGCATAGTCTTTGACCATCGTTAGGCCGTTGAATACGGCCTCTGCAATACCAGGTCGGTGATAGCTGTACGTTGCGTTAGGAAACTCCAAAAACAGGAGTTCCTTTTCAGCGTCGAGCGCGGCGCGGGTGATCTTGCTGGATGAGTTTATGAGTGTGTGATATCTGAGTGTTTTCATAGTCCTTCTGGCTCCAAATCGCCTGTGAAAATCGGGTCGGGAAAGCAGGTGCATTCTGCGAGGTCGCAGTAGGGGCAGATGTAAATGTCGTCGTTCACTGCGCCCTCTCAATCCGGTCGTCCCGAATCTGTTCGCGGGTTGGTTGCTCGCCTAGATGCATGGCCGCTACGGTTTTAGCCGCCGCCCTGTGAGATTCGGACGTCTCCGGGTCTACGCCATCCCATGCCGTATCTAGTGCGAGGGCGAGTCGGTAAATCGTCGCCTCCGCTGATTCGATGGTGTAGCCGATATCGGCGCGAAGAATGACTTCGCGAACGTCTTGCTCCACCGATTTGAGTTCTTCCGTTAGCCGCCTCATGTCCTCCCTCGCGGCGATCAAATGACCGAGGACTTGGAAGGCTAGGTCTAGTTGGCGATTCATGATCTCACCTGTCGTGGATTCTCAGATCGGGATTTCTGCCAAGTGCGGTAACCCTTGGATCGCTTCAAATCCGTCTTGGGTCTAACGCCTAATTTGCGTCCGTAAAGGCTCACTTCTGCCCATCCTCTTTGTTCTCGGTTGCGAGAGTAGCGAGGATCTTGTACAGTTGGTCGGTGCTTTGGGCGCTGAGAATGTCAGCGAGGGTGAATGATGGGCTCCTTTCAGGGCCGTTTGCGATAAGCATATCGTTTGCTCCATGCGCTCCTTGTTGGGCGCACCACTAATATACACGAAATGTTAGGCGAATGTAAGATAAATGTTAGATGTCGCTGTATACTATTTTCGATGGACCAACCACTACACGATCAACGGAAAAAGCTTTCTTGGGCTGACAAGGTTGAGATTCATAGTCTCTACACAAACCGAACAAAGACAGGGCACACCATGATCAGCCTTGCCGAAAAGTACGGCGTCGTGCGCCAGACCATCGCGCTTGCGGTTGACGAAATCGCGAAGACTAAGGAGAAGAAAACCAAATGAACAGGCGAGCCGTACCGCTCGAATCATTCGTCGAAATGCTTTCCAAATTGGAGCAAGGCGGCGTTGTTGAAGAGATCGAAGATCACCTTCGCAATGTTGTCCGCAAGGTCACTGAGACCAACCAGGCGGGCAGCGTGACTATCACCCTAAAGGTCATGCCGGGGAACTCTAAGAAGTCCTCTAACCAGATTCGCATTGAAGAGAAAGTAGCGTCATCAGTCCCGAGACTGTCGGGCGAATCCATCTTCTTCGCGACCGAAACCGGCGACCTATCTCGCCACAACCCAGAGCAGGGTGCTCTATCATTCGAAAAGGAGATTAGCTAATGGCTATTGAAGAAAAATCACTCGCAGATGTTCTTGAATTCGTCCGGGGCATGACGGACGGACAAATTAAACAAATCGACGTTGGCGGCGTAGCATTACTGCATTCCAAGGAGACAATCGAAGTCGAAGATCTGCAAGCGATCGTCGATAAGTATGCTAAGGGGCCACGACGAATCGAAGCCCACATCCAGCTTACCGACGTTGATAGTTTGACGTCATATCTCGCGCGTTTTGGCGACCCTTTCGGGGTACCCGCTGACGATCCTATCTTGATTGTGGCCGAAATTAAGGCGGCTAGGATCGTTGCCAAGATCGACTACCACACGCATGATTCACCTTCATGGTGTGGGCACACGGCAACCCTTATTTCTCAGCGCACGCCAGAATGGGGCGCGTTCTCGAATGTCAACGGAAAGTTCCAGACGCAAGACGAATTCGCCAGGTTCTTGGAAAAGTATTCATCCTGGATCATTCAACCCGACGCGGCAACGGTTGTTGAACTCGTCGAGAATTTGGAGGGGACCACTACGGGCACATGGTCGGCAAAACCTAACCGAACGAACGGGAACTTTAAGTTCTCGCACGAAGAGGAGACGATAACGACGGTGACTGTGCCGGTGAAGCTTCTAATCGAAATTAAGCCTTTCTATCACTCCAAGAGTGAGCCGATAGGTGTGAGAATTCAGCACAAGTTCGTCGGCGGCAAACCTCAGTTTGCGCTCATCATTGACAACATTGAGGAAGTCGAATACGAGGCCCTTCTTCAAACCATCCAAGAGGTAGAGACCGCGACCGGCTTACCGGTTCTCGTCGGGCCTTAGTCAATATGGGGCCTTGACTGGCCCCTAGCAATTTTAGAGGAAACCCCATGAAAAAACGACCTAACCAACTCCACTGGCCCGAATCTGGCTACACGCCAGTTGGCCCCTTTCTCGTTGATAATTGGTCTATGCCCTACGTTGTCGGGTTGGCTTTCGCCCTGGGCTTTCTGCTGATTCGTGAGATAGTGTTCTGGGCGGTACCGGTCATCGACGGTTGGATTCGGGGGGCTGGGTGGTGAATCCAATCTATCGAACATTAACCGGTGGCATTGAATGCACGATGGAGGGCGGCAAGCTCTTTGTCCGTGAATTTAACGAAGAGAAATCCCGGTTTAACCGTGGTCCGTGGGTTGAGAATCCTATTTCTAAGGATGAGGCATACGCGAGTTGGCGTAACGCTGCAATCGATATTGAGCGTTTTAGGTTAGGCTGCATGTACCACTGCCTCACGTCGGAAACCAAGTCGGGCTGGCTTATCGAATACCGATCCCAAGAGCTACGCAGAAAAATTGACGCGCTTACTGTTGAATACGAGCAGGCGTTAGCGGACGAGATGGTTGATAGGCCAAAGATTGAGGGGCAACCATGAGCCAGCCGTCTATTTTCGATGACAATGGCAACACTAGCCTTTGCGACCTGCCACGTGATCATCCTAACTACGATCCGTTCGAGACGATTACCTTGGCTGACTTCCTCGCGCCAAAGGAATCCCGAAAGAGAGCAGCCGAAGAGTCGATGCCAGACGCCCAAGGTGCTTACGATGCGTTTGCGAAGGCACCGGTTAAGAAAGTGAAGATGAAACGCGATAGCGCCCAATTCTCGCGGGCGATTAGCTATCTGCATGGCCTTTTCCCGGATGTGCCGATGACCGCCTGGGAGAAAACGGAGCACAACGAAACGCTCTACTCTGGGATGCAATTAAAGCGCGATCTGTGGGGGTTTGCCGACGTGCTTGGCCAGCGAGCGGTTAATCTGCACGACTCGTTCGGTAATCCTGCTACCGCTTGCCAGAACATAGCTTGCCAGATCACCACGGTCGACCAGATTGCTCCGCACATCAGGAAATACACGGACGCGACCACCAAAAGCCTGAACGAAGTGCCCACGCTAACGAAGCTGCGGCATTTCCTCGACTGCGGCAATATCCTAATCATCCTCGGTTACGAGAAAATTGGGGCGCGGTGGGTTGGGAAGCACACGACGGTTACGCATGAGATGTTGGACAAAGCGATCCAGCGAAAGAGATGAGCGAAATGATGGACAGAGCAAAACCGAAATTGGAATACGGATATGAGTTTTTTGAGCCTAGAAACGTTGACGATTTAGCACCAGGAATGAGGGTCCACACGGTTGATGGATGGCAATGCGTGGAAGGGTTCGGCCATATCTATTGCGTTTGTGCCATGAGGGTCGGCGCTTATTTCAGCCGCCTTCGGGTTGTGCCGGGGTTCGAGTTGGTTACTGATATGGAGGCGAAGGCGTTGAAGGGGTGGAAGAGTGACTTCCCTGAGTACGGGCTTCAAGGCCTTGAATATGACGGTGTATATACCATCAAAGAGTGGTATGAAGTGGGAGGCACCTTTGGCGTTTACCGCCCGATCCAGGCAGAGCCACAAGAGGTTGAGATTGTGGCACCGGTCAAGGTTGATTTCTGGACACCTCCTGTGTTCGATGGCTACCAACTCGCTTGTGATTCACACCACGCGGTAGCTGAGGACGGTCTCTACGCATTGGAACACGATAATCTGATACCCGTCGCGGATTGGAAACCTAACATTTGGCTTGGTTACCGAATGGCACATGGTCCTCTTTACCGAAAGGTCCAGCCAACCTGCCCAACGTGCTGGGCTGTCATCGATGGGGAGTGTGGGGAATGAGGGCGACATTCAAATCTAAGCCCTGGAAAGGCAAGAAAGGCGCTGCGAAGCACAAGTCTCGCTATATCTGCAAAAGGCTGCGAATACCAAGGGTAACGGCCCTTCGTATAGGGAATACCACCCTAATTGGAACGCACAGGCAGACGCGAGAGATTTTTCAGAAACTAATAAATGAAACACCGGTTTCTGCGCTACAACGCTTCAAGGACGATCCGCACTTCATGGCTTTCGACTCTGGTCCGCGAACGATAGCGATTATTACAGGAGACTCCAAATAAACCCAGAAACAATGACTGACGAGGAACTGAACAGGGCTTGCGCGGAGGTGATGGGGTGGCGCGAAGCTGAATGCGAACACGTTAGAGGCGAAGGTTACTACTACAACGCACCGTCTTACCCGGCATTTAGCGTGGGCGTACTGGGAGTGGCTAAACATACTAATAATTGCGACTACAGGCCATGGAAACCCGCCACGGACGCGAATCAAGCCTTAGAGGTAGCGGAGTTTGTGCGGGTAAACCTCGACGCTCGGTACTTCTCGGCTTCGCCAAGTGACGTGTACAACACTTTTATCGTCAATTGGGAATTTAATGATGGTGAAGCCCAGGTTGAGGGACCCGCCAAGTACGACGAATCCTTCTCCCGCGCTCTGGTGGTTGCGAGTCTGATGGCGTGGAAAGCGGTTAAGGGAGGGGGATAGATGAGCTACCAATGCGTCGTGAATTTCTCCGGCGGCGTGTGCTCGTTTATGGCTGCAATTCGGGCGGTTGAGCGATTCGGGAAAGCGCATGTTGTCCTGCTATTTGCCGACACCGGTGAGGAGGATGCTGATCTATACAGGTTCGTTTCAGACTGCGTTAGGCACATCGGATGCGATATTGTCACGGTTAAGAATCCGCTTGGTATGGACGGCATTATTGACTCACACAGGGCGATTCCAAATAACCGAATGGCATTTTGCACCCAAGAGTTAAAACAAGAAATCTGTGATGCGTGGCTTAGTGCGAACGCGCCAAATGCGGTTCGTGTATTTGGATTCGATTGGACGGAGGGCGGCAGAATTGCACGTATAGTCGCCAGATTGTCACCAATTCCGGTGTGGATGCCAATGGCCGATGCTCCGTATCTCATGAAGAACGTGATGTTGGACCGTGTTCGAGAGTTAGGTATCGAACCACCTCGCCTTTATGGGATGGGCTTTCAGCATAACAACTGTGGCGGAGGCTGCGTTAAAGCAGGTCAAGCTGCGTGGGCATTGACATTAGAAAAGACCCCCGATGTCTACGCCAAATGGGAGGCCAGGGAGCAACGGGTCAGCGATCTTCGCGGGAAGCCATGCTCAATCCTTCGCGACAGAAGAGGAGGCGTAACGACCCCGCTTTTATTATCCGAGTTTAGAAATCGCGTTGAACAGAGATCCTTCGATCAACTAGATTGGGGATCTTGCTCGTGCTTTTCAGGAGGGGAATCAAATGAATAACGAACAGGAAATGCGGGCGGCGTTTGACCGATGGTTTACGGAACTCGGCAAGATCGGAGATCCGTTGCGACGGCCAGGACTTGTGCGAGAGGCGTTCGAATCCGGTGCCGAGTGGCAGAGATGCCAAATCAAAACCAAGGAGGCGTTCGCGGTGCTAGACCTGATGGACAAGGAGACCTCACTCAACTTCCCCTCGCCTGAGTGGAGTTTGGAGGTGCCGACTCATGAAGGTTGGTGGTGGAAGCGTCGAGCCCACCTTGTCCTTGATGATGGATCGTTTACTTGGCATAAGCCGACAGCCGTTTTTGTTAGAGAAATGGAAGGGGAACTGCGCGATACATCGTGGTCTTGCCCCGAAAATTTGAGGGTGAACAATGGCGAACAATGGTGGCCCATCCCGATCACCCCGCCGACAGGAGGTAAGTAAACATGAAGGAGCGCATACCGCTAGCCGAAGGCGTGAAGCTCGCCAATGAGGTCGTAGCGTTGCTCGAAACGTCGTGCGAGCGGCTAGAGGTCGCGGGAAGTATCCGGCGCCAAAAGGAAACTGTTGGTGACGTCGAGATCGTTTGCATTCCCCGATTCTCGACAGGCGATCCGCAAGGGCTTTTCGGTGACTATGCGGAGGATGTAAACCGGCAGTTAGAGCGCGTTCAACACCTTTTGGCTGACGGCACATTCGAGCATCGCCTAGACAAGAACGGCCATAAATGCTGCGGCGAAGGATGTCAGCGATTGCTTTACAAGGGCTTCGCACTGGACATTTTCCCTTGTGTGGGCACTTCGCAATACGGCGTCATCAAACTTATCCGCACGGGCTCCGGCGACTTTAACAAGCGGTTCGTGTTGCAGTGGTCGCAGGGCGGAACGATCCTCAATGTTGGGTTGCAGATCAAGGACGGCGGTCTTTATGATCGCGGGGTTTTGATCCCGACGCCAGAAGAGATTGACGTGTTTAATGCGGTCGGGTTGGCTTATCTTGAGCCGCAGGAGAGAGAATCATGACCCAGGAGCAAGCGAAGCGGTTATGTGAGTTGGAGCCTGAACATTTCAAGTGGCGCGGCCAATTGTTGTGGTCTGAGTACGGAATCTTCACTTCTAAATTCGGCGGAGAGATCTATTGGTGGATGCTCAAGAAAATGCCAGATGTGGTCCTTTGCGCTCCAATTATGGATGGCAACTGGATGTGCGACGACTCGCGGCTCGAACGGTATGGCGCGTCCAGGGAAACGCCAGAGGAGGCGGTAATCAGCGCCTACATTGAATGGCTGGAATCGAGGCAAGCGCAATGACACCTCAAGCGATCCGAAAGTATCGCCTAGCATCCGGGCTATCTCAGTCTCAGGCGGCAAAACTTGCTGGCTATCATCAGACCTATTGGTCACACGTCGAACTCGGACGAAAGCCGCCGTCTGAGGCTTTCCTGACACGCGCCAGGATCGTGTTTGATCTCTACCCGTCGCCGGTTACCGGGATGACACCCTACGCTCAACTTGCGGATCTCCGCAGAGCCGCGCATTTTATGGTTGACAATCTCACTGATCAGGATTTACGCTCGGTGTTGGCGATTATGAGGGGGTTGGTGTGACCCGTCTTCAAGCCCAAATCCTAATCTGTGTCGCCGCGCTTGGTGATGCGCGGATAGGCGGCATCGATACCTGTTTGCGGTCCATGCGGTGGTTTATCCCGTCGATCGACGGGATCTATTCGCACCTTAACGAACTGCGAGACATGGGGTACCTGATCAAAGAGGCAACGGAGATTCCTCTTTACAACAGGAAGCACGTTAGGTGGACCTATCGGCTTACAGACAAGGGGCGAGAGGCTATCAGGGGGAAGGGATGAACAGAACAAACCAATTCACGCAGATCTACGCAAAGGTGCCGACTGTTAGATGCAAGGGTCTTTGCCAGTCCAATTGCTCGATTATCAGTTGCTCAAACTGGGAGGCATCCAGAGCCCACGAATGTGCGCAACCCAATGATGTCACTGATCCTTACTGGTGCCCTTTCCTTTCGGATGGCCGTTGCTCTATCTACGAAATTAGGCCGCTTATCTGTAGGCTCTACGGCGCGGCGGTTGGCCTAGAATGTCCACATGGATGCGAGGTCGATGGTGAGCTATTGACTAAGAAGGTCGCGGGTGAACTGGTGAACCTTTCGCTATCGGCTGGGCGCGGACAAACGACGCTCAACAGTTTGGAGGCGTTGGAGACGATTGTTGATGCGCTTCCAAAAACTCAATATCGCGCCTGATATGGGATTCACTCAAGTGGGCGGGAAAGGTGATATAGTGAAGATCGAAAACGACCGGATGACGTATAATTAAAGAGCCAGTGGAAGCTGGCCCCGAATGGCACCTCGGGCGACGGACTATTACAGCATGAAATTTCATACCGCAATAAGAACCCTACAGGGGGCGATGGGCAGCCGAGTAATAGCGGCTTGGGTGCCAACCTTGCCTACGTCCCTTGTAGGCTTTTTTGTGTGTGAATTTTATGGCTGAAAGAAAAGGCATCCCGACCTATTACAAAGGGATTCGTATGCGCTCGCGCCTTGAGACATTGTGGGCGCGTGTATTCGACGCAATGAATCTCAAATGGATTTACGAGCCGACGATAGAGTTCGCGTCTACCTGCTCGGAAAACTATATTCCTGACTTCCTATTGGTTGACCTCGGCGTACTTGTCGAAGTCAAGCCCACTGTTTCTCACCTTGACGAACTGAAGGATCACCCGGAAGTGATGCGGGCCGCTAGATGTTGTGGTTCGATCAATATGCCACTACTAGCCGTGGGGCAATCCTATGTCTACTGGTGGATTGACGCCGATGCCGTACTGCTTGGATTTACCTTCCATCCTGATCTTATTGGGGCCGGGACAGGCTACCTCCAACTCATGCCTGGCACTAAAAGGCACGTGACTTTTGTGATTGCTGGCGATTGGGATGGTTCCCGCAACGTTACTGAATGGGAATGCTCATTCTGGCGAGATCACGATATCCCTATGCCTAATGGTCCGGCGTTCCCGGACCTTTGGAATCACTGCGTAAACGCCAATCAATGGCAACCTAAGAGGCGCATTCCATGACTCTTGAAGAGTTCGCTGGCCGCATCGAAGAGGCCAGGTCTAAGCAGTTCAATGGAGGCCCGTGCTACAAAGGCAGGTGCCCTTCTTGCGCGGCGATGGGGCACGATAAGGACTGTTCTCATTTTGTCGTGTGGGAAGGTGCCGATGAATGGCTGCATGTCAAGTGCATCAAGGGTTGCTCTGAAGATCAAATTTTAGCGGCGATGGGATTGACCGTGGATGCCCGCAGGGTTAAGCCGTATGAGCCATCCGTTGGGGCCGAGCAGCTACCCATCCACGTTTACGAATTGATAGGCGGCGGCTACGGTGCCGAGAAGCACCGGAAGGTTAAGGACGGCAAGAAATATTGCGTATGGAAGGTGCGATTTAAGGATGGCATCCCTTTACCGAAAGTCGAACACAAGATCGAGCGTGGCCCGAGAAAGGGCGAGACGTTCGTGGACTATCCAACCCCTGAAATGGCCGGGCTTAACGGTGAACTGGATGTTTTGTACCGGTTTCAAGATGTTCGGCGCGCCATTGACCGAGGCGAAACGATCTACATTGGTGAAGGTGAGCCCGCGACGGAGGCCGCTAAGAAAAAAGGGATTTGCCACACATGCCAAAGGGCAGGCGCGGGGCCTAACAAGTGGCTGCAGGCTTACACCGCTCAACTACGCGGTGCGAAAGAGATTGTCATCGTTGCCGATCGCGATTCGGAAGGCGAGAAGTATTCCATTGAGGTATTCCAGCTTCTTAGGTCTTCGGGCTTTAACGTGCGCGTCGTTCGCTCGAAAACTGTCCGCGAGCACGACGATTTGAGAGACCATCTTGAGGCGGGGTTCGGGGTGGATGAACTTATCCCGGCTCCGGATCTGATGCCCCCGCGTGGGCTTGTCACGGTCCCGGTTGAGACTTACACTGTAGAAGATCCCTCGTTTCTGTTTGGCACTTATCTGAGGCGAGCACAAATCAACATCGTGGATGGCGACGGGGGAATAGGAAAAAGCACTTTTGTTTGGGCGCTCGCTGCAGCGGCATCTAACGGCTACGACCCCCTGGCAAAAGCCGCCATAAAACCATTTAGAACACTCTATTTTGGCAATGAGGATGAAGGCGGCGACGTGCGCTATATCTACGAGAAAATAGGCGGCAAACCGGGATTCTTGGAGCATTACAGCAGCCCGTTCAATTTCTCACCGGCAAACCTCGCTTTGCTCAAAGACACCATCATTGACGGTAAGTTCGAGATGGTCATTTTTGATGTTCTCGCCTACTTCATGAACGGGCTAGTCAAGGACCTGAACAATGCCGTCGACCTTCAAGGACCGCTTGAAAACCTGCGTAATGTCGCGATGCAGACGAGGTGCGGGATTGTCAACCTACGGCATATAGGTAAGTCGAAAGATGGGAAGCCGGTAAGCGATCTAGGTATAGGATCGGTCCAGATAAGAAACTCGCATAGATCACAGCTTGTTATGCAATGGCACCCCGACAGAGAGAATCATAAAAAATGCCGCGTTGTGTCTCACGAAAAAGGCTCAGCTCGCGTTGAGAAAGGCGATCCTTTTGGGTGGTCTTACGAGGGTGGGGAATTCGGCTGGATTGATGTTGAGCCGGACGTGTTCGACGAGCAAAAAGACCCGAACTCGAAAGGGAAGCGCGAAATGTGCGAGAAATGGCTTCAAACGAACCTCACCGGTATGTGGATGGAGTCAAAGGTGATGTTCGACACTCTCACCGCTTACGGCGTCAGCAAACGGACAATTGAAACTGCTTGCAAAAAGCTGGACGTGAAATACCGCAAGGACTCTGCGGGAAAATGGTGGAAGACCATCGAACAGAAAGACCCTTTCCCGGATTAGGGCACCTCCGCAATTCCCGGACCAAAAAGCAACTCCGCAAAACACCTCCGAACTCCGCAAAACGCTCTAAAATTTGCGGAGTTCAGTTCAAATCATACCAAAACATTGCGGAGTTCCGCGCGCGCGTGGTTTAGAATCTACTATATAGAGAGACTATACATGCGTATGCGCGTAGTCTCCGGGAAATCATTGCGGTTTTGCGGAGTTCAGTTCAAATTACTAGGTTTTCGTTTCGGAGTTGATTTGCGGATAGGGCGTTTTGGTATGCTTCGGGTCCTCTCTTTTAACCAAAAAGTGTGCATAACCCCTGTATGACCGTGCCGGTCAAGCCAAACCTTCCACCGATTCCAAGCGGAAAATAAGCGAGAGACCGCCTTTTTGGTTTTGGCATCCTCTCACTGGTTTCAAACAACCCCCGATTTGCCGTCTGCTTGCCGATTCTAGGCCCGTTACCCCGATTTGGCGTGTTTCCGGGCATAGAGGCGGGTATAGAGGGCACTAAACGCGAAATTTTCGGAGGGCCGCGCTGCGGGAGTCAATGACCCATCAATGACGGGTAGCCGTTTCCCGTTTAATAACCGGCAAAAAACGCCCGCGCGCGGAGTGAATTATTGTAAATATTCAGTGAGCGTATCATGAACTGTCGGGGAACTTCGGTGAATGCGGGCGGGATATCATGGATATCTCTTGAAAAACCGTTGAAATTCACAATAAAACCCGAAGAAAAACGCCGCGCCCGCGCGTGTGCGCGAGTCGAGGGCCCCTTCAGGGCCTTCCGCGCGCGTCCGCCAACAAAAGTATTAAGGGCTCGCGACGGCGGATAAGCATGCTTTAGATTTGCTTTTTGACTCGGTGCGTACAATATTTCGGTAGGCTTGAGCGGTCTTTACTGGTATGCCAAACTCTGCAGCGACTAGGGCTATCTTCTCTGTGCCGTAAAGCATGCTTTTTGTTGGCTCTTCACGGTACCAGCCTTTGATACGTTTGATCCTCTTTGGTTTATCTGGTGACTTCCTTTTAGCGTCGTTTATAGCGATACTAGCGGTGATCTTATGCTGTTGATTATCGCGATACCATGCGTCAACCCGGGCCTTTTCGCATCCCTTGCACTCGCCTTTGTACACCCAGTAAGCTGCCCTAGATCGGCGGCGGCCGAACTGATCTAGCATCTTTATGTCACCGCACTTGATACACGGTTTTTCGCTCTGTGTGGCTGCAACGGTAATGTCGAACCCCTCGGGAGTAAGTGGATCTCGATTCATGCGGCCACTTGGCAGCCGACGGGACCTTGGCAGACTGGGTAGCCTTCCTCATTGATTCGGCTGATCTCAGCGCGGACGATGTAAACGCAGCCATCGATAATCTCAGCGATGGCGCTGGCTTCGGCGAGGTTAGCTGTGAGGCTGATTTCCTCCATTGTTGGGTGAGCGAGCAGTGCGTCCTCTTCAATCCAATCTCCCCATTTGGCTAACCAGTTCTCTTGAGCCTGCTCGATCGAAATAACCTCGGAGTTAATCAGATCACCGAGAGTTCGAATCTCGGTCAATCCTTTTGGGCCTGCGTGGTAGTAAGTCGTGCTCATGGATCTATGATACTACAATATTTCAACCCACAACTATTGTTAGAGTTTTATGCACAAAAAAGGCCCCTCGAATAGAGGGGCCTAGATGGGTTAGTCGGTTGGCTTTTGGCGGGAGTGGGTAGGGTGGCTAGTCGAGTGTATCACCGCCAAGATTCGCCCACATTGTTATACCCGTGATTGACAGATAGCGCTTCCCATTCTCAGAGGCATCAAATTCTTGAATTGCATCTCGAGTCGGTTCGATTTTATCGAATTGTTTCTGAGCCCATCGGGCGTCGTTCGCATTTGTTGTTAGTTCGGTTTGAGTGGGCATTTCGTGTTCATCCTTCCCAGATTAACGGCTCTGGGTGGCCGGTGGGTGCTTAGTTCTCAGCGTAGTAGGTGCAAAGATTTTCAAGCTCTGAAAACTCGTCGGCGGTCAAATCGCGAACTTGGCCGTCCGCCTCTTCGACATGGTATCTGATCGTTAGTCCGCTGTCTGCGTCGAGCCCGTTTGATGCGATTGCGAGACCTTCAAGTCCGTCGTATGCACTTGTTTCGTCGTCGATTGTGAGTAAGTAGTTCATTTCGTTTCATCCTTCCCTTGCGGGTATGCATTCATTATGCAGCCAAACATCATGCTTGGCAATACTTTCTAAGATTATTTCGACTTTTTATCGTGATCGAACCTGCGATCGTCGGCACCTGGCGCAAGCGGACGGCCACGGGCTGGAATCACGCGCTTGGCGGGGAAGCCCTCGATGCATATCCGCAGAGATTCTCTGATAATGTCGGTGATCGAAACACCGGAACCCTCCGCCACCTGAGCGATTGCGGAGAGCTCGCCCTCAGACCAGTAGATCGTGGTGGATGGGCCGTTTTTTTTCATGCCAGCACGCTCTGAAAGAATTCGATAGCGGCAGTCGATCCAACAGAGCAGCACAGCGTGCTTGGGAGGTGGACGTACACACGGTTGTTACCAGCCGTGAATTCGATTTGCGCTGATACCATTGGTGCGGTTAGATATGTCCTCGGGTCGAACGGAATAATCTTGGTCGCGTAAAGCGTTGCGGTGATCGTCGCGGGTTCGCTTTGGTCTGGGCGTGGGGCAAGCGCAATACTGTCGGCGCTCAATTCGAGCCTTACACCCTCAATAGCTGGAAGGCTTTGAGTGAAGATTGATTTGATGCCAGCCAATACAAGGGTGTCGATTTCAGTTGCGGTGAGTGTTTTCATTTCGTTTTGTCCTTGTTTTCAGATCGTAGCTGTTCAGTTCCATCCTTTCGGTGCGAGTGGGTCTGCTTGTCTTTCAGCTAACGGGCGGTAGTCGCCAACGAATCCAGCGGCGTCGATTGAGCATCCTGGAATCGTGAATCCAACCTCTTCCGTTGCCTTAACCATCGTTACCAGTTCTTCGTCGATTGCCTTAAGTGTATTCATGTCTCATATTATGCAGCCAAACATCATGTTTGGCAACTAAAAGCGAGAAAATATGCAAAAAAAGTCCCCGGCTATCAACCAGCCGGGGAATGCGTGGGCATCAGTAGAGCGGCAGTTGCCGTATGTGAGCGACCGCCGATTGAATACGATCGTGAAACTCCAGACTGTTCAGGTTCGCGAGCGCGGCGGCCATGCCGTGTGTGGCGATTCGCGCCGCTTTAGCGATATCATCACGGTTTACGGTCACGATCTCGCTCGGATAAAGCCGATCTCCAAACGAGTCCAGCGCATCGGTGTTTTCAAACGGCATTGTCATGTTATTTGACTCCAAAATACTTCTCAATCTCAGCGGTAAACCCGTGCTCATACAGCCATAGCCGGGCGTCGGACGGGCTGAGCGCCAACAGTTTCGTACCGGCCACCTGCAAACCCTTTTCGTCGCGACTCGCGTAAGGCGTGAGGCTCCCGCCGACCCCAACGATAAACCAGTTGCCAAACATGGACCGATAAAGTTCTTCCGTGCGGTGGTGCAGCTCGCTCACCATCTGGCTGCTAGGGGCCTTTGCCGAGGCGATCATCTTTGTACCAGGTGCGTCCGTGTCGTATACGCTTTGTTCAATTTTTCGCCTCATTCGACTCCCGCTAGGCGCTTAATATCGGCCAACGCAACCTCGTTGGACTCATAAAATCGCACTGGCGAGATCGGATAGCCAGACGCTTTGTAAATCTGCATAGCGGCAAACTCCGTGGACGTCCGCTTTTCGAGCGCGTAGCCCGCTTCACCCGCCAAATGTACGGCCCACCCAGCTCGGCAATGAGTCGTACCGCAGGTATGCCAGGTGGACATTTCCAACCCGACGGTTTGGATTGCATCGTAAATGGCCTTGTGAATATTCGGGATTGAGGGTATTTCAGGTGGCTCGATAGGCCGAGGTGCCATACCGCTACAACGGCTACAACCGCTACAACCGCTACAATCGCTACAATCGCTACAACCGCGACAACGGCTACAACCGCGACAACCGCGACAACCAAGGAGACTCGCTAAAGCTCGCCTCGCGGCGTCCTCCGATCCAAAATAAGCGACCGATGCGGTGTTACCGTTGGCGTCGGTTATGACACCATCTACAAATTCAAGTTGTGTTTCCATCTACCCAATCATAACACACCCGACTATAAAAATGTTAAACCGTCTATCTATTTTCGGCCAATGGCGAATATAATATGGGAGTGATGCCACAAACAGATTGCCGATACGAAGATTCATTTGCGGTCGTGAGTCTCACGCCTGAATGCGCACGAGAGGTTCGCGCACGGCGTAAGATCGCCGCCATTGCAATCATTCCCAAGAGGGTAAGCACAGCGGCCTACTACGAGTCAATGTTAGGCTTGGAATCTACGCTGGGCGCTTGTAGCAAAATCACGGAGGTGTATTACCAGCGCGGCGTTCAACGCGCTAAACAGCACCGTGAGCATTTGCGGGGTAGACCTTGGTGCGAGACTGAGATAACAAAGTCGGGTAGATATTGGACATGGGTGACGTACCGTGAGGGCTACGCGCTGGCATCAGGTTCAGCTAGATCACAAGTGCAAGCCGAAACCGATGCCCTGGAATCTATTCTATGGACTTAACGACACATACCTCTGATGCCTTGAATCGACTCTACTGCGAAGCCGTAGCCACTGGCCGTTGGTCGCTCTGCGAGCGGATCGAATTGGAGTTCGTTCGTCGGTTGCGGGTGGCTGAGATCTTGAGGGAACTATGAACAAGAAACTGGCAGGAACGATAGGCGAGCAGCGGTTTACCGCGTTGATCACTGACCCGGACTCAGATGGAGATGTTATTTGGCAAATAGAATTTGACGAGATGTATGGCGAGATGGAGCCAATCGAAGATTTCCAGGACTCAGCGGCGGCAGAAAAAGATCTTAGATCGGTACTCGAAAGGTTTGGGGCGAAAATCGACGAATAAGGGCCAAAAAACGAAATAGTCCGCACCCTTGGGGAAGGGGCGGACTATTCGCGGTGTCTGCTAATGAGGGTGATGGATTCCCAAACATCTTACACCAACTCCCGGTTTTGTGCTAGTGTTGGACCGATGAAGAGATTACTTCTCGCCGCGTCCCTCACCATTTTCGCGCCCGTGGCCTACACTCAGTCGTTGCCAACGCTGACAGCTCCAGCTAACGCAACCCCGGCGATCTACTACGATGCACGACTGAAAGTCCCCGGCGCTGTCCTGATCTCGCGGCTCGACACCCTCAAAAAGCTGTCGCTGGATGTGCAGGCAATCTACGGCGCTGAAAGCTCCGACACTCATTACCGATCGACGGTCGGACTTCTGGGCCTCGGGCTCACTCACACGTTCCCATTACTCTCGCACGTAACTGGGACATTTGGCGTTGCCGTGACAGTCACGAGCGGCCAGCAGCCGAGCGGCGGGGCTATCGCTTGTCTGGGGTGGAAGTTCTAGTTCGGGCCTGTGATATAATAACCCCGTCCCTTCAGGTCGGTGTTCATCGGGCGGTTGTGAGTGGCCGCCCAGTCCTTCGGCTTGGAACGGAAAGGACTATAACAATTTAACCTTTTCTAAATTACACCAATAGGTTTAAGGAGAGAAAGGCGGAACCGATCACGTAATAGATGGTGAAATAGGTAATAAGCGTGGCCTCTGAAATAAAGTGGTCTGGCGGGAAGGAAAGACTCCACATTGTTCGTAAAAACAACAGGCCGGTAGGCGATCCGAAAATGGATCATATGCCGAACCGGCCAACAATTTGAACCGAAAGGTTCGTTAGAGCTGCTAGGGTCGCTCCCTAGATGATGTTGGAGACACGGGGGAAACAACAAAGAATAGGCGAAAGCTAAAGCCCGACCAATTTTGGCCCGCGAGTTTTATTCACACGCTTGATGAGCGGGCCGATATCCTTCACGTGGAGCGTGTTTGGCTTAATGGCCGATTTACGAGACTCACGATCCAGCCTTTAACCCCCACGAATTCGAGGGGTTTAATCCGGGTTAAACTAACCGCATCGTTGATGCTGCTTAGTCGGGAATCCTAGTTACTCGAAACTCACTAGAAAGGTCTTTTTTTGAGTAGCTTTCTAGTAGCCGTGTTAACCTAACCCCATGCCAACCTACAAAGGTGCCGACACCACCGACCTTCTAACCGCCGACAATATCAGAGGCCTCGCGTTCATCGGCAAATACTGCGCTGACACCCCATCATTCCCGGACAAGCGATTAACCCACTCTGAGAAGGCGAGCCTCAAAGCCGCTGGTATCCCGTCGTTTTTTCTCTATGAGCGCGGCAACACCGCCGACTATTTCACCGGCGAGCAGGGTGCAGCCGATGCAGCGGCAACCGTCGCTTATTTCCAAGAGCTAGGCGTACCTGCGGGAATTCCGTGCTTTGCCTGCTACGACGATGATTTCAGCCCGTCGCAAATCATGGCGTATGCCCTTGCGTTTCACGATGAGATGAAAAGCTCGGGCTATCTCGCTGGTGCTTACGGTTCCGGACTCGTGCTAGGTGTGCTTCTGGCAGCGGGTATTATTCACTATTCGATGCTATCGAACGCTAAGGGGTGGCAGGGATACGACGATTTCCTAGGCAAGCAAGATATTCTGCAGCTCACTGGGTCTGCTAATGGGTTAAACTCAGATCCCGACGAGGCGACCAGCCTTGATGGGTGGAGTTGGCTTTAGGGAGCCGAGGTGATAAGATAACCCAAAACGGACGGTTCGCCTAGTGGTATGGCCCTAGAATTTGGATCTAGTACGCGGGTGTTCGATTCACTCACCGTCTGCCAACTTTCGGTATCATTCACGTGCGGTCGTGGCTCAGTGGTATACAGCGCTGGTCTCCAAAACCAGTATTTCGCGCGTTCGAATCGCGCCGACCGTGCCAACCTTTAGGGTATAGTCAAGCCCTCATGTTGCAAAACCTGAACCACTCGTATTTATCATCCTCGTACCTCAGTTATTGACAACTGACGGGAAGGGTGGCAGAGTGATTTATTGCCTTAGTCTTGAAAACTAATAGTCGGTATGACCGACACCAGGGTTTGAATCCCTGTCCTTCCTCCAACTTTATTTCTTGCTAGGTTGGCCGAGTGGACGATGGCAGATGCCTGTAAAGCAGATCCGTAAAAAGCACGTAGGTTCGAATCCTACACCTAGCACCAACTACATTTCGGGTCACTGGTGCAACTGGTAGACGCAAAAGGCTTAAACCCTTTCCAAGTCTGAGTTCGAATCTCAGGTGACCCACCACATATCCCCTGCTGGGCAAATTGGTAAAGTCGTCTGATTTAGGATCAGAAGTTATCTCAGTTCAAGTCTGAGGCGGGGGACCAATTTCACGGATGCGTGTCGGAGCGGCTTATCGAGCTTGATTGCTAATCAAAAGGGCTGAAACACGTCCCCCGAGTTCGAATCTCGGCGCATCCTCCAATCTTTAGGGTAGCCTTCCCCCGTCCATAGCCGCCACGGATGGCAAATAATACCGGCATGGGTTAGAATAGGGGCAACATGCGACACCCGAGAGTAGAGACAGCCGTAGAAGCCAACCAAGAGCGCCACCAATTAGTAGAGTGGGCTGTTAAGAGCCTCAAGAAGTGGGGGTCGGTCGTTGCGGTTCTAACTGGCCTAGTCACGATCGGCGGCGTCATGATCGATGGCGCGATGAACTACAGTGGCAAAGCGGACAAGACCACGGTCGACCTCCTGCGAGAAAAGACCGTAACAAAAGACGACTTTACCGAGTTCAAACTGACTACCGGTAAGCGGTTCGACAGCATTGACAATAGCTTAAACTCAATCCGCACGTTCCAATCGGACACCCGCGACCATCAAGTAGCGTTCGAAAACTTCCTCAAGGGTCAGATGTCACGAAATAAGTAACATGCCATTACCGTATCTACGTGTAAAATCGTGGAAGGCGGTGAATAATGGCGAAAATCAGCGAGATCGTTCAAACGTCCACGCTGATAAGCATTTTAATCGTTCTCATCCTCTGCTATCGCCGGTTCGCGGAAACTGAGGACATTCAGAAATTGCGCCTAAGAGCCCAGCAGCAAGAAGAGCGCGGGCGGCAGGCAATCGAAATAGGCCAACGCAAAGAGTGGCGCGGCATCCTAGACCAAATCCAGGCGCTTAAAGACACCGCTCATACCCAGCGGACGCAACTCCAAACTCAGGAGCAAGAGCTGCATTACATCAGGCTTGAGGCAGAACTACGCACAAAGCGAGATGAGGGTTATAATAAAATCCTAAGCCTAATGGCTCCCGTGAAACAAAATGACAAGCGAACAGATAGCCGAACTAGTAAGCATTGACAATTCAAAGGGTGGCACCCTTACCGAATCGATCGTCAGCCAGATCCTTTCCACCCTCTACGCCGAACTTGAGCAGTGGCAAGCACTCGTGAACTTTTGGCTGGAATACATCAAGGCTAATACGCCAATCTCGGGTGGCGGCGGTGGCTAGGGCACCCAAAGAACCGAATGACTGGCTAGTGCTGCTGAATCGTGGTGCTAGTCATCATCGGCGGGATTGTGATAGGATCGTGGACTAAATGAGAAAACGAGAATTCCCGATAGTCGGCATTATCATCGTAGTTTTCCTCGTAATCGTTTGGTATGCCCCCCAGGTTTGGGAGATGATGAGTCATTGAAAATTGACACGATCCTGTACGTCATCATGGGCGGCGTGGCATATGGTTCGACCGTCCCGTATGTCAATTCGATCATGTGGTGGTGCGGCCTGGCGTCGTCTATGCTGATACCATGGAAGGCGAAACGTTCGCCGGGGAAGGGGCAATAAGTGGCGCATGACCCCAACCTTTGGACCGAGATGCGGCAGGCTTATGTCAATCTCCGTGTGGCTGGCGAATCAATGGAGTCAGCCTTCGAAAAGGCTGGTTATAAGTGCTACAACTCTAAAGGGATTCGCTACGATACTCGTTACATACAAAGCCAAGCCCGGAGTATTGAAGATGTCCCTTGGGTTAAGCAAGAGATTCGGCGTCTGCGGATCAACAATTCCGAGGTTGCGCTTGAACGACTTCATCAGGTAGCAAACACATCCCCGACCGAGCTGGTAAACAATGTCATCGACTCGTGCCGGTTCTGTTGGGGCATCGACAATAAATACCAGCGCACGGCAAGAGAAATGGCCGATCAGCGCGAACAATGGGAAAAGAAGCTCAATCGGCTGTTGAATTCGAAAGACGAAAAAGAGCGAGAGCAGGCTTCCGAGATGGGCGAATTTGACGAAAAGGGCGGCATAGGATATAACCCTACGAAAGGGCCTAACCCGAAATGCGAGGAATGTTTCGGACGCGGGGTACCGGTCGTTATTCTTGCCGACACTCGCAATCTCAGTGACGGCGCGGTTTCACTCTATGCTGGTGTAAAGCAAACTGATAAGGGTATTGAAATGAAACTCCACGATCAGAACGCAGCTCGAATGGCTATGGCTAAACATCATGGGCTGCTAGTTGACAAGGTAGAACACAGCGGGAAAATAGATGTCGAACAACTCACCGCAGATCAGCGAGAAGCTGAAATCAGAGCTATCCTCACCTCAATCGGTGGAGGCGCTGAAGAAAGCGACGCCTGAACAGTTAGAACGCATCAAGCAATTGATTGGCGTGAAGACTTCACGAAATCGGGTTACCTTCGCTGACTTAAAGATCCGAACAAAGAGCAAGCAAATAATCCCTTTCGAGCCAAACTACATCCAACGCCAATATCTTAACAAGTTGTGTCCGCGATGGCGTGAAGGCGTATTTGCCCTAAAGGGCGTGAGAGACATCATACTCAAAGGTCGGCAACAGGGATTTTCGACGCTTATTCAGGCCATTTTCTTTTGCGAGACGCTAAATGGAGAGAACACCCAAACGGTTGTTCTAGCTCACGATTTAGAGTCGACGGAACGTATCTTCCAAATGGTACAGATTTTCTATGACAATCTTCCAGATCATAAGAAGCCGTTCGCCAAATATGCCTCGAAACGCATGTTTTATTGGCCGTCGATAAATTCTTACTACTCCGTGGGAACAGCGGGCGCTAAGACCTATGGGCGTGGCGGGACCATAAATAATGTCCACTTTTCAGAGGTCGCATTTGCCGAGTGTGCGGATTTGGTCGCATCGGCACTTCTCCAAGCGGTTCCGGTCGATGGAAACGTTTTCGAGGAATCAACCGCAAACGGAGTCGGCAATTACTTCAGCGACGAATGGGAACTGTCGCGCAATGGAGAAAGCGCGTTTCGCCGCCACTTTTGCCCGTGGTTTGAAACTTCTGAATATCGGCTGGCAACCGGCGCGGAGTTCGTATGTACGGACGACGAGCAAAAGAAAGCCGAACAGTTCGGGCTTGATGATGAGCAACTAAACTGGTATCGGACCAAGCGCAAGGAGCTAAAGGAAAAAGTGGCCCAGGAGTATCCTCACACTGAGGAGGAGGCATTTCTTTCGTCTGGACATCCCTACTTTGATCGAGACAAACTGACAGAGATCCTGGGGATGTGCAAAGACGCTATCCAGATCGAATCGCCCACTCCTACATCGAGGCTCGGTAAAGCGTGGACTAAACTAAAAGTCTGGAAAGTTCCAGTCGCTGGCCGGGGCTACATAATCAGCGCCGATACCGCCGAAGGACTGCCGGGAAAGAAAGGTGATGAATCCGACTTTGATTCCGCATCGGTTTGGGACGCGGAAACATACGAGCAGGTAGCCCACCTCCATGGAAAATGGGATACCCACGAATACGGACTCATTCTCGCCGAACTTGGGGTCTGGTACAACACCGCATTGATAGGCGTGGAGCGAAATAATCACGGTCATGCTGTCATAAACTCAATTCTCCATGCAGCCAATTACCCTCCAATGAAGCCTGGATCATTTGGAGGTCTTTACTTCCACGAGGAATACGACGCGCACGGCAAGTTCTCAGCGAGAAAGCCCGGATGGCCAACAACGCCTAAGACTAAGTATTTCGCACTTGATGGCCTAGCTTCCACGCTAATCGAAGGTGACTCAATCATCAATTGCAAGGAAACCATCGCCGAAATGATGCGGTATGTTAAACTCCCAGGTGGGCAAGCTGGCGGCGAGGCCGGATCGCACGATGATAGAGTAATGGACGCGGCAATAGGAGATGTACTTTTGAAACTCGGTCTATGGAAAAAGACAAGAAATCCCGCTGCTGATGCCGTTGAGTTCTTTAAGCTCATGGGTGCCACTAAGTGAAAATCACCAAGACGCCGCTATTCGCCACATTTAAGCGCATTTTCCAAGACCTAGGCCCAGGCGCAGTTCAAAGGGCAATTCAGGAAGCCGGACCTAAAATACGTGAACAGGCCCGCATAGAAATGGCCCAGGAGATAGGGCGCGCCATGACTGGAGACTTCAATCTTCAGTCCATGGTTCCCCAGTCATATCCTGCGACACAAGGCAGCCCCCATCCCTTGTATGGTTACGACTTCGCCAACTGGTTTGCAACTCCTTATAGCCCGCGAAGACGCCCAGACTCGCTAATCGACGTTCAAACTATCAGGCGCTTTGCGGACACATACGATATCGCCAGGTCGTGCATAAACCACCTGAAAAGAGAGGTGCAGGCCCAAAAATTTGCTATCGTTGCAAAAGATACAAAAGACACATCCAGGAGAACGAAATCAGATATTGAAGACGCCTACACGTTCTTTACCAAAGACGGTGGGCTCGGCGAGAAGAATGAAGGCCGAAGGCATTACGAATTAAAGATGTTCGAGGACGTGTTGGTTCTAGGGTGCTACGCCAGTTATTACGAACTTAGCCGGTCCAGCGACATCCTAAGGGTTCTCAACATCGATGCGGCTACGATTAGGCCGCGTATGGACTACTACGGATGGCCAGGACCAGGCGAGGATTGGTACGAACAATGGATTCAGGGGCTTATGGTGGGCGCGTTCAAACCTGAAGAAATCGAGTATGACGGCACGTGGCCAACATCAAATAGCCCATGGTTCAAGAGTCCTATTGAGTGGCTTTTAGGTTCAATTCTCTCGGCACTCAAGGCCGATGAATGGAATCGGGCGTGGCTGACAGATGGTACGCAGCCTGGACAAACGATAACACTTCCCGAAGGCGAAGCATGGACGCCTCAAGCCTGCAAAGATTACGTCGAATGGCTGACTGCAATGATGTCTGGGGATGCAAAAGCCCGTCAAAAGATGGTTTTTCTTCCCAAGGGCGCGCAAACGAAGGATAACAGCCGAAAGGACCAGGATTTTTCAGATTTCGAACTTTGGCTTGCCAAGAGAACCGGCGCTGTTTATGGAGTATCGCTCGCATCTATCGGATTTGAAGGATCTCAGTACAAGGTAAGCCAAGAAGGCAGTCAAAATCAGACATCTCAATTCGGCGCGGGCGCTTTGCTCGACCTTCGGAAAGAACACTACGACGGAATTTTAGCCAAACTCGGGTTCAATCATCTTGAAATACTTAACGGCGAGACTGCCGAAGAGAAGCCGATAGAAAAGGCCCAGCGCCTATTTATCGCCACAGGAAACGTCGGATGGATGAGCCCAAGCCAGGCGTCTCAGGAAATGGGCGGCGAAGCGGTCGAGGGCGCTGATGAGATCATGGTGCTAAACACTTTCCAGCCGCTCAGCCAAGCAATGGCACCCCCTCCGGTCGTGGTTGATCTGCCTATACCGACAGATCCAACCAAACAGGCACCCGGGCAGCAAGCAGCCGCCCATCCTGGAAATTCAAAGACTACGGCGCATAAGGCGGCAGCCAAGGCCGATATTAAACGGTGGCAAACGAAAGCGGTGAAAAGGATTAAAGACGGCAGAAGCCCGTCATGTACCTTTGAGTCGGAGTATTTGAGCCCATCAACTATTGACATGCTTACACGTATTCTCGGCGGTTGCGATTCCCTAGAAATGGTGTCCCGGGCATTTAAGTTGGCCGAAGACCAGATCGACTCTGGCGACGATGATTCAGACGATCAAGCAAAGAAAAAGGAGAAGCAAAGGCATCTTGTCGTACTGCTTCTTAACACGGTCGATGGTGCTCCAAGTGCCTTTGGGAATGCGATATCAAATCTTGAAACACAAAATCTGAGCGTGAAGGGCTTTGCGGACCAGGTAATCGAGGGATTGACGCCGTTGCATATCAAGGCGGCGACACTTGGACGCGTTCGCGCAACCGGTGGGACTATGCCTGCGTTGCCATCAGACGCTGATATCGCACTAGGAACTCGTGTCGCAGACTCACAAAGGATTTATCTCGAAAAGATGGCAACTCAGATCCTAGCCGAAGAACTGAGCGACAAGCAGGTTGCAGACCGAATGAAACTCTACGGACAGCGAACGGTAGGGACGGCAAACGAATCGTGGAAGGGCAACGTGGCTGATACAACTCTTATCAACTGGATAGACACGGGCGACAAATCGGAATGCGAAGACTGCCACGTACTTGCTGATAATGGCCCTTATACGACTGACACATTGCCCAGCGTTCCCGGCGACGGAGCAACCGAATGCCAGGTTCAGTGCCGGTGTTATCTCGAAACCGAGGGCGGTGAACGATCCTTCTATGATCCGGTCGACGAGATGCCGTGAAATTAGGTAGTGGTAACATTCACTCACCATGGTAAACCAGTATGTAATCACCTACAAAGACCCGGCAACGGGGAACGTCGACACAACAACGATTGAGCGACTCGGGCAGCCTCATCCTTCCGAAGTCGGTCAATGGGTTCTGGAAAACGGAATTAAGACAGACGAGTTTTGGATTCCAGGCGAATATCTCGTTAAGGTTGAACGCGATACCACTCCAGACCCAGTTGCCGAACCGGTGGACGCACCCGTTCCTGCCGAGGTTGGTACGGTGCCGATTGTTAGCGAAACCCCGCCGGATCCTATTCCAAACACGCAAGCAGCGCAAGTCGTAGACGCGCCGGCAGTGGGAGTCACACCCGAAGATCCGGCCGCTAATCAGTAGCACGACCTTAGTACGTGATACAATGAAAAGGCCCGCAGTCACGCGGGCCAAACACCAAGAGCATTAGAGGTGCCCAATGGATGAAAACAGTTTAACAGATAAGAAGACCTCCGTAGGTTCAGGAATGGCCTATACGACTGATGCGGATGGCTTGGTACATATTCCGAGTTTTTCCTTAGTGCCGTGCAAACCCGGATCGTGGAACGAAGCTCACGAAATAGATCCCCTTTCGGGCGCTAGAATCCTTCCGACAGAAGATGCATCCGTCGAATCCGAGTGGCAAAAACTGCACGAAATTGAGGCTAACCGCATGATCGCAAGCGGCGAGGGAAAGGTTCAAAAGTCGTGAACATTATTCTGGTTCCCGCTCATCTTGATGCGCTGTCTAAAATTCTGGATCAACCATGCGCTCAGCTTGGCGTCCGGGTGCCAATCGTCGAGAGTCAGCGGACTTGGTTCGGAGTTCCGGTAGGCCAACCTGAAAGAGCGTTCGTAGAGTGCTTCCCGGTCCTATTTGAGACACCTGATGGAGATCAAATACCAGCGTTCCAAGTCGGCGGCGCTAAACCTGGCAGATGGATAACAGAATGGGCCGACGCAGATGAGCGGTTAGACATGCCGCTTGGATATTGCCAAGGCCAATGGTTCTACAATCCGTTGCTTTGCGGAGAAGAAAGATGATTGAGATCCCAGACCCGACAAAAGGAACCGACGAGGAAAAGATAGCTTGGCTTTTGCGCGAGCTTAGCCGCGACTATCGCATCCAAATCTACGCAATCCGCGTGGCCTTTGGACGTTATGCATATCCTGGCATTGATGTTCGTTACCGTGGTCGGGTCGGATTCTTACCTTACGTAAAGTTCTGACATAAAGACTAAGATGCCTTTTTGAACCTAACTAATTGACTTTCCCGTGTTTTAGGATAGAATGCGGGAACAATGCCGCAGCTTGCAGAGATTTTTAGGGTTTGGAGTGGTAATGCTGCGTCACCCGGAAAGACCGTAACCGCAAACGGTAATCTCGTCCAACTTAACGGTTCCGTCAATTCTCCGACGATTCCTGTAGGTTCGCTTGATATGCTCGATATTAACGCGAACGTGACGAGCCTGCGTGGCGTCTTGCCGACTATTACGTTCGTTTGGTCACGGATAGATCCATTTGGAAACGCCTTTCCGATGGCAACTACCGGGCTCAGCGCGGCCGGAAAGGCGACACTCGACATTGGCCCAGGTCTTTCGAACGGATTCAGCCCGGGTTCTGTTGGCCAGTTATCGTGGACTTTGGCTGGTACAGTAATTTCGACAACCGTAGGAACCGGTGCCAACTCTACAACTCAGAATCTGAGTTCAACGACCGGCATACTGGCTGGTGACTCCCTTTTCTTCCATACTGCAAATGTGACGGTGACTGTTGTTAGTGTCACTGATGGCAGTCACCTCGTCGTTAATACAGCGGTCAGTTCAACAAATGGCGAAACTGTGACAGTGCCAAACACGCCAGCGGCAACCATGACGATCTTCGGAGAAGGCAAATGACGACAAACTTGGTAGACCTCGACCCTCAGTTGTATACGGCTGGCGGAAACTCCGTATCGTTCGATACCGACAAGCTTGACCACCAGCGAGGTTGTGAACGTTCTTAACACGCCATCCGTTACATTCTCCGCAAGCATCCAGGGCCGCTAAACGATCATGAGAAAAGAAAAGACAACCGGGCTTAACCTATTCTTCCCGATTACGAGGGTTGACGAAGAAACTCGAATAGTAGAAGGTGTGGCATTCGCTAACGAACAGGTTCAAGGTGACAAGCGCAAACTCCCTGCGTCGGTACTTGAGCGCGCTACACCTGACTACATGAAGTTCGCGGCTGTCCGTGAGATGCACGGCAAGAATGCAGCAGGCACCGCTCTACCGCTAGACCCGGAGATCGCCCGTCAGTGCGGCGTATTCTGGGAAGACCGAGACGGAAAGCGCGTGGCCGTCTTACGCTCGTACATTTCTGACGACGCGGCATTAAAGAAAGCACGCGACGGCACCTATAAAGGCTACTCCGTTGGCGTCATGCCTACCTCGGTTCGTGGAAACAATGTGGAGTCATGCACTTGGTACGAGACCTCACTTGTTGACCGTCCAGCTGACCCAGACGCTCTGCTTTCGATTGCCCGCGCGGATGGCATTCAAGAAGAGGGAGAATGCGCCATTCTCGACGATTACACCAGCGACGATGATCTGCTTTCTCGAATGTGGGGTGACGGAGATTTTGAGCCTATTCTAAGAGCCGAGGATGACGGTCTGGGTGAAATTATCGAACGGCAAAAGACAAAGTGGACAAAAGAAAAGCGTGATGCCCTGCCGGTTAAGAACTTCGCTTGGCCAGAAAAAAGGAAGTATCCAATTGAAGATCAAAAGGATGTCGACGACGCGGCGCGCCTAATCGGTCGAGCGCCCGAAGCAATGCGATCGAAGATCAAGTCGCGTATCATGTCTATCGCGAAGAGGCTTGACCTCAAGATTCCAGAGTCTTGGTCAACGGATGCAAGCGAGCGAACCGAGACCGATTTTTCGATCATGCGCGGCGCATTTGCCAGCATGATGACGAGCATGATGCCTTGGCGTCTCAGGTACATGGCATTTGACACCCTTTCAGATGCTATCGGGATGATTCAAAGCACCACCTATGCTGATCCGTCTCAGATGGAACACGACGTTAGGACCGCTCTCGACGAATTCGCGGAATTCATCATGCCAATCGTCAAAGACAAGTCCTGGCCAGACGCCGACTGCTTTGATGATATGGATAGTGACGAGGATGCCGAGCGCGGAGCGACGCCGACCCTCCTTCGCTTAATCCAAGCGAGTCGCAATCAGACGTTCCTCGAAAGAAGGGCTACTGAATCAGAAGCGGTAGCGATTGAGCGACTAGAAAAGATTTCAACTCTCGAAAGAGAATTGAGTACAGCAAATAGTGAACTCCTTACAGTGCAAGGGCTTGAAAGAGCCGCAAGAGAAGAAGTAGCGAAGCTGTCAAAAGAGCCACAACGTAGACCACCAGTTCGAATTACCGAAGGTATAGAGCGCAAATGGGGATCTATGTTGCCAGACGACGACGCAGCGGAAATCAAGCGTCTTCAGGACGAACACGCGGGCATTATGTCCCGCAGACTATCCATGACGGCAGGAGAGCGTGAAAATGCTTCTCACCGGCTAATCGTGCTCGAACAGCAGATAACCCGCCTCGGCGGCAGAGTCTACGCAAACCAATAGGAAATTTAAGAACATGAACTTTTCAGGAGTAAATTTTGACCCTCGGCTTGGCAGCTTCCGAGCTGCACATCTATCGGAAGGATGGGCAACCGGTGCTTCGCCTTTGCCGATTTCGCGCGGCATTTATACGGCAGGAATGACCGACGACATCCAGCGGCGAACGGCCATGATGGAGCGCGGAGAATTCGGAGGTGTCGATCCTTCTCAATTCTTGATGCAACTCCAGATGGACGTGCTTGCAAATATCAGCCGCGCGCAGACATCGGGCAACATCCCAACGCGGCAAGACCTTGAAGCCCCGGCGACGATGATTATTCCGCTGGATACACCGGTGCGAAATAAGTTGCCGCGTTCAATCGGATCGGGTCTTGCGTCTCAGTGGTTCACCGAGACGAGTCTAGGCGGCGGCTACGGCGTCTCCACAACCATACCAAGCGGTACAGCGTCTGCGACACAGACATTTGCAAACACCAATGGTATGCAGCCGGGAATGTCTTTGTTCTTCTCGCTCTCGAACATCTATGCAATTGTTTCCAGCGTCACGAGTTCAACCGTTGCTGTAATGACGAGTTCGATTACGACCACTACGAACGACGTGGTCACCATGGGACCATACGCAGAGCTTGGACAGAATCCTCAGCAGGCATTCTTTGCGGAGTCTGGCGCCCCTGCCAACGCCTCGGCGGTTTACCTTGAGATCACGAAGAGCTACAAACTGCTCGGCACACTCGGCTCAATTACTGGTTTGGCTATGGCGGCTGGTGCCACCTTCGATAATCAGTTGGCTGAAGAGAAGCGGGCGGCTATCTTTCGAACGATGCTTACGGAGGAGTTCGCTCTTATCAACGGTAGCTCGACAAGCGTTCTACCTCCGTTTGGTGACGGCACCAACGCTCTTGGATTTGATGGTTTCATCAACCTCATTAGCACGGCAAACGGTACGCCGGGTTCGCACATCCAAACAGCGGTGGGAGCCTTAACTCTTGCCCACCTAGATGCGCAGACGACCCGAGTTCACAATGACGGCGGACGCGATCAGTACATCATCTGCAACGCTCAAGAATCCCAGTCGATGGTTCATCTGGCAACCGGGTCTGGATCGACGAATCGAATCGTCACGCAGACCGCTAATATCACACTTGGCGCGACGGCGGCGTTCTACATGCAGCCAGTAAGCGGGCAACTTATCCCGATTCTGACATCGAGGTTCTGCCCAGCGGGAACAATTTTGTTCTGCTCTGAGCGAGGTCCAGACGGTATGGTCGCGGCTGACGTTCGCGTTCTGCCTCAAGTTCAGTTACCAGAGCTGGCACCTAACCAACCAATTCAAGGCTATACCGCGCAGGAACTTGCGCCTGCAATCGCATCGCCGCAGGTATATCCGTTCATCGTGAGTGTCTACGAAGTTCTTCGAATGAAGAACAACTACGTGTTCGCCAAGAGCACTGGCGTGACGGCGGTCTAGTCTGAACAACAACCCGCTTGGAGTGATATCTACGCGGGTTGATACGGAGCAAAACATGGTTCAAGAAAGACAATTAGTAAATACATTCAAGGCACCTCCAGTCGGATCTCAGGAAACGGCCGCCAACTTCAAAAAGTTCACCGTAGAACGGTCGGACTTCATTGAGTTGCCGGGATGCCTCAGTGTTACCGAGATTCGGTTAGACGGGCACATAATCCCGCCATACGAAGACCGGGAAGTTCTTGCAAATACAACGGGAGCGACGAAGCCTATCAGGGTCCAACTTTACAGCTTGCAGGATTCGATTCATGGGCCGATCCTTATGAGGTCTGAGCAATCAAACGACGGTGCTTGGCAGGCAGGATCTACCATCTGGGTTTCCGGTACATGGCAAGACGATCAGCCTGCCACGAGCGGCAAGAAGTAATACGGCAACATGGCAGAAAGCGCATACCCCACGGATAGCCAAATTTCGACATTTGTGACTAACTCTGGGGTTGTTCTGCCATCCGGATACGTTTTCACAAACTACGGAGCGGCGGCGTCCGCGTGGTGGGAGGAGCAAACCGGCTACCAGCCGTTTTTGCAGACCGCAAGCGCGACTAGGACGTTTAATCCTCCAGGTGATCAACCTAAGAATCGCTCGTGGACTAACCTGCAGTGGGGCGGCGGCACCATTCTAAACCTCAATGCCGCAATAGCTAATCAGGCCGCCTTTGTGTCTCTCAGCGTTCAAGGCGTTACTGCCGCGTGGACTTTAGGCACAAATTTTTGGCTTGAGCCAATCAACGCTCCAGCGCAAGGCCAACCTTACACTCGCATTCGATTCTCCTATCCAATATATGGCGCGGCGTACTGCGTTTCTGTTACCGCTTTATGGGGATGGGGCGCAACAATACCGGAGGATGCTTTCCAAGCCATACTTCGAAAGGGCGCTCAGATGGCGATGGTCGATATTCTTGAGGGAATCGCCACTGCAACGCTGTCCATCTATCAGGGCGACGAGCGGTTTGTTATTGAACCGCGCATTCTGATGAAGTCGGGTGAGGGATGGGGGCTTTATGCAGATAGGGCGGCTGAGCGGTACAAATTCCGAAATTGGGGGCTGATTTGAACCTTCAGTCAGTGGTTCTGCAGAGATGCCGCGCGGCCAGCACGGGCAATATGACGAGCACGGGGCAGCAGCTTTTACTTACCACAACGAAGAACCCGGACGGCTCGGATGCGTCAACCTTTACCGCGCAGACGCCGACATTCAAGTGCAACCTGCAAGAGGTAAGGGGCAACTCTTTGCCGCTTCCGTTCTCAGATATTGATCTAGCGTTCTACAAACTGTTCACGCCTTACACCATCGTGTTTAAGGCGCGAGATAGGGTCACGGTTGACGGAATAACCTACGAGGTTCAGGACACAGACCTTTACAGATCGCCCGACCAGATTAGTCATGTCTATCTGATATCGAGAACACAGCTATGATTGATCTCCAAGTTCAGGCAAACTTTCCAAGGCTAGCCGCTTTCTCAAGGAACCTGCAGGATGCGATGATAGTTGGCGTTCAGGCGGCAGCGGTTGAGGTTGAGCTCATCGCTATTTCGGAAGTGCTACTTTACGAAGCATACGACACTTACGCTCTCATGGAGTCGATTTACGTCAGCGTCTACGGCTATTCGACTTACGAGGAAAAGGCGGACATGGCAGCGGACGCCGCATTAAACAACCCAACGAACTGGCCAGATATTCGGCAGACAAAAATATTTAATGGTGATGATCCATATTTAGTTTTGGATCCGAAAGTAGAGAGCCAATCGCGGTACGACGCGTGGGTAGCGGTCGCAGCAGCGCACGGGAAATATGTCGAGAACGGCTATCTTTCTTGGTACAACAATTGGGTGCCCGCTCGCCCATTCTGGCAGGCCACAGCAGACCGCGCACGGCCAGAAGTGCTTAGAATACTAAGCGAAGCGTTAAATCAGGCACAATACGGAAGAGCTACGGCGCTTCCGGCAATTCCTTAAAATTCATGTAACATAGGCGCAATATGCACATCTCACGAAGATCGGTTTTAACTTCAGCTTTCCTGGCCTCTCTCGTCGCGCTTATTCCGCAATATTTCCGAAAGGCGTTCACACCTAAGCACCCAGAGATAACGCTTGCGTCGCTTGACCGCGAGTCCGACTTCGGTCCCGACGACATCCTCCAATCGATTGTCGTATCGAAGCACGACTCAGACGAAATGGTCGAGATTGCGACAGGAAGGCGCGGAGGACATGCATCGCGCAGAATCGTTGATCCAGCCACTAACAATTCCATACCTCCGACAGTGACAGGGTTCATGAGTTGGAGACATGGCACCCTTGCAAAGGTCATTGCAAGCGACGGCATTCAAAAGGGACACGTTCTCTTTGTCGTAAAAGGGAAGGATATTTACACGGTAGAAAAGGAAATCACTGTCTAAATGTACGATCAGCAAGCAGTCGATACTTGGGTTTACGGGCAACTTTCAGCCGACTCTACGCTGATAGCCATGCTTCCTTCCGGTGCGTCGAGCATCTATAACCAAAAGCCACCCGCTGGCGTTTTGCCGCCATACATCATTTTCAATGCGGTCCCGTCTCCTGATACAAAGACCAATGGTAACGTCCGCGTGATATCAACGTGGAATGTGTCGGCGCAAATGGTTATAATTGATCCAGACACAGGAAAGCCCGTTGCGGACAGTGCGGCGGCTCTCATTGACCAAGACATGTTTACCGGTGGCGTTTCTCAAAATGGTTTTTGGATCATTTGTTCACGAACCAAGGCAATTAACCTTGCGCCGGACCAAAGGGACCGTCTGTACCGCTATGTCGGCGGGAACTACAAGATTGATCTAAGGCCAATGTCTCAGCCGAGCTAGGAAACGAAAACGAAATGGCAATCACTTATGAAGCCGCAGCTAGTCTGCTTGAGGATGTGGTCGGGACTGTTAGCTATACGGCTGGTACCGGCGATACGGGAGTTTTATCTACTTACGCAACGTCAATAATTGTCAACCTCGACAAGGTGACTATCAAACGCTCGATGGACAATTCCGACCATAGCGGAGGACAGAATCCGGAAAAGATCATGCGTGGGACAAAGTTCGACACGCAGACAGACATTGACCTAAAGTTCTACGTTGACGCCAATACGGCTGTTTTTTTGCCAGGTCTTCAGGTTAAGTTTGCCGCAGTCGTCACCATCGGAGAGCACAACGTCGCAGTAACGATTTTCGGAATCATCACTGATATCGACAATGAATTCGCTGGTCCTTCAACAATGAAGATCAGCATCAAGCCTTATGCTGTTGGCGGAAACGCCTCATACACAGCGGTCTACACCTAAACATCATGGCAAGTCTCAGGTCGCAACTCGGAAAAAAACTATCCTACAAAACGGCTGTGGCCGAATACCAGGGAGAAACATATCAGTTCGGAGGGTTCCCTTCGAGTTCCATGGTTCTGGACCAAGGAATGCCTGACGCTAAGGCCGAAGGCATTTGCAAATTGTGGAATGTCCAATTCTGCCCTGAAGGTGCAGACGGGCGGAAGATTAGCCCAGTTCCCGAGACATTTACGCCCGGGAACCTTCCTCAAATCAAAGCTGTTCTGCATTATCTAATCCAGGCAGAAGGCGAAGATCCGCTTCAGCTAACGGACATTGCCGACATCTTTTCGACTTCCCCGGGACTATTTGCAAATCTCTACGCAGCGGCGATGAATGTTATGACCGCATCCAATGTCGTGGAAGTGGCAGCGGGAAACTTGCCAGCCGAAGAGACTGCGACCTAGAGGTATGGGTTGTTAAAACCACTGGCAAACCTACTTCAGTTCTTCGGCGTGAAGGTTGGACTTCCCAAGAAATAGCGGATGCGGTGGGAGCGGGGTATATATTTCAAGCGGAGTTCGAGCAACGCATGGTTGAAATAATAAAAAGGTTGGTGCCGAGATAACCCCTGATATCCTCGCGATCCTGATCACGGTTCGAGGTGCGCAGCTGGCTGTATCTGCCGTCAATGGCGTTACCGGTGCCTTAACGAGCGCGCAAGTTGCCGCTCGGGCGTTAATCCCAATTCTTCGCGCTTTGGCGGTTGCCGTCGTCTTTCTTGGCGCTTCGCTAAAGGCCGCTGGCGAGGACGAGTCGATGCGCCTTCAGCTTCAGGCGCTAACGCATGACGGCAGTATTGCGATGTCCCAGATACGGGCCATACGTGCTGAATCAGAACGCGGGTTGTTCGACAAGGAGGAACTTTTTCAAGCCAGAAAGATTTTTGATGAAACCGGCGCTTCGATCAAGGAACTTTTGCCGCTATCAGAAGAGTTGGCCCTGCGATCCAACAAGGGCCTTGATGCTACGTCTCGGATTTTTGCGTCACTAGAAGGCGGCGGTATCGCACGTCTTGGCGCCGTTCTTCGTTCTGCCGGTCTAACCGTCGATGCTTTGAGAGGCGCTGGACTTGATGTAACCAAGTCGTATCAGGTCAAGAGTTCCCCCCAGGAAACACTAAGGGTTCTCAAAGAGCTTCTAAGCAAAGATAGTCTTTCCGATGCGCTAGGCGGATCTCTGAACGCTAGTTCTAAGGGAGCAATCGCGGCATTAAAGGATCTGTTCAGAAGCATAGGTGACGGTCTTCTGCCGGTCATCAAGCCCGCACTTTACTTGCTAACAGGACTGCTGAAGACCTTCACATATCTCAATGACATTACCCACGGATGGTTCGGGAACATCCTTCTTGCTGTGGGCGCGCTCAAGACGATCGGTGTTGTTCTGCCCATCATTGTCGATCTAGTCGACTGGTTTAAGGTTCTCGCATTCTGGGACGCGCTTTTGGTGGCGCTCAATAACCCTTGGGCTGCAATCGCAAATGCCATTGGCGCAGTCGTAACTGCCATCAAGGCGCTTGCAAGCGCAGAAAAACTGGCTGCTGCATGGGCCGCAATCCTTGATGCGCTAGATGGAAACTGGGTCGCGCTTGGCGCGGGCGCTGCCGTAGCCGCTGCTGTAGGAATCGCTTGGCATTTTGGAAATGCTCAGGAGGGCGAGAAAGACGGTCCTGCCGCTGAGCGTCCACGTAGACGCTCCGACGTTGAGAATTTACTACAACGTCAACGGGCTAAGCAGTGGGCCTAGAAACTAATGTAGGGCTCGCCGTAGTCGCCGTTTGTGAGCGCAAGAACAGTTGCGGTAATAATTGCAAGCGCAAGCAGAATAACCACGGTATCGTGGCTGAGACGCCGATGCACGTGGTTTCTAGTCGGTATTGGTATCCTAAAGCCCGGTGGTAGCATACGCATCTAGGATATTTTAGCCCATGCCAGATATTACGGTTCTTCTTAATTACCCTCGAAGTGAAAAGTATCATGCACCGTGGAGTGTCCTAAAGACAGCGCACGGGATGTCGTTCTCATATCCTCAGAACGGAGTGTTCTTCAATACCGACACACTTGCGCCTTTTCTTTGGCAAGAACCAAATAGCGGAATCATCATAATCAAGCCAACATTCTTGACAGCAAAGCGATTTGATCCAGCTTACGTTTCTAAGACATGGTTGATTCCGACTAGCCTAAACTATGGTGGAACTGCCGCAGGCGGGAGACTTTTCACTTATTTTGGATCGACAGGCACCGACACCGCCGCGCAATCCGAATATGTGATGTCCAGTCCTAAGCTTACGACCATTACAGACACACGCACTGGATTGGCTGTTGACGGCAACCTTCAGAACTTTATCAACCGCGCTAACTACTCCGCTCAAAGTATGGTATGGAGCCTTCAAACGCAGGTCCAACTTGCCGCTAACCAGGCATGGTCATTTTTAATCGCTCCTAGCTCCATCCCTCCTGATTTCGCCGACACGTTCTTTATGATCGCGTTTGGAGGGAAATTCATCCTTGAGATCACCATGGCCGGAATTGCTTACATGTGGGGCGACGTTGACGGCAACGGCACCTACGTTCACATTGACACCTACGTGATGAGAGACGGCGGCGTGAACATGAACCAAGCCTTTCAGGTGTCCGTCATCCCGCTTTCTAAGCGATTCCTTAGTGTTAGTTTCACGCAAGCGACGGCACCAGGAGTTCACGGCAGGGCCTCGACTTATGCCAGCAAACCCGACAGTTTCTTGACCGTACTTCGCGGACAAGGCCCTCAGAATCCTGCCGACAACAACCTTGAGCCTCAGTGGGATGCAGGTCTGGCGCAATGGGTGAAATATCCAGCAGCGCCAATAACAATAGGACTCGTCAGCAACGATTTTGACTATCATTTCGTCATCGCAACCGGATATTTCCCTGGGTCTGCGACGGCTTACATGGCCAAGGAATATCCGCCTGAAAAGGCGACGTGGAGCGGGATTAACTATACAATCTCGTCATGTTATTACAACCAATATGAAGCCGTAGGTGGCACACCGACCGCGATAGGTGTCATTCTGGTTGACCAAAACGGGACGCCGTATGATCCTGCTTCGGGAAATGCGCTTGTATCCGAAATAAGTCTTTCCCCTTCTTATCCCCTCCAGATCTACACCCCTGAAATTCACGCGTATGGCGTTAGCTACCCGCCATACGTTCAAACTCCGGACTGGACGCCTATTGATGTCTCGGAGGACTGGCAACTAATTCGATTCATCCTTTCGACCGATCTAAATGCGCAACGCGTCGAGATGAAGTTGCTGCGAGACAATGACTGGCTAAATCTCATGAAAATGGCGGGGCCATGCCGCATTTCGGCACTCAATAATAGCGGAGTATCCCAAGTGCTTTGCGACTTCTACGCAGAACGCCAGCAGCCGACCGTAGAGGGTTCAAATCAGCTTATCGTAGACCAGTTTGAAGGTCTTGACATGTGGGATCGACTGAATAACTCGCCGCTTCTCATCGAGACCGTACTTGAAGGCGACCAAGTGGCAGTTCAGATACAGCAGGCAATTATAGACGCTGGATTCCTTTCGTCTGAGGTGTTCATAGACTATGCCGCGAGCCCAGAACTAACGTCGATGACGTTCGGACTTTTAACCAATCCGAACGACATTTTGAGGCCGAATTCAGATACCTCGTGCGGTGACTTCATTCGTAATTGTGCCGAGAAAATAGGAGTCCAATTCTCTCCGCCGATTCGCGTTCGATGGGTTTCAAACGGGACCGGGGGAATGTGGTGGCGGATCTACCTTGGCCCGATTTACACCGTGAATACCGGCTACGCTCACGGCAATTGCCAGTTGCGATTCTTTCTCGACGACTCGCTGGTTTCAACCGACACGTACGGTAGCGATCAGGCTAGGTGGCAAGCTGGCGACTTCATTGTAGTCGGAAATGATGAGTGGACAGTTACCAGACCGATATTCAACGCGATCCTGGCGAGCGCGGCCAAGGGAGTGGACGGCAAAGAAGGGTCCGAAGTCCGCTACATACCCGCACCTGCCCGCGTGTTAAACGATCCGTCGTATATAGGATTCGAAGGAGGGGAGCGGATAAAGCAACTTGCGACCGAGGAGCTTCAGATTTCCCAGACAGCAAATTCAGTCGAGGTGATCGCGCGGCAATACTATGAGCAGAATTACAATCTGAAACGATTGCGGCACCGCGAATTTCCCGGCGAGTGGCAACCTGAAGTTGACGTTGATATGTTCGTTGCGATTATCGGCGTTGCTCCTTTTGATAACTCGACAATGGGATACAGCGCGGGAGATCCGATCAGTTACGGCGCTTATCGAATTGAGCATATAGACACCGAGATACGCCATGATTTCACCGTCGAGGGCTCCGCTTCGTCGCGTTGGGAGTGGGAGGGATCATACACTTTGACTTATGTCGGGCCGTACACTGATGCAGGTTTCACAATTAACGGAACAGTAACGCCGCTCAAGATGTGGACGTCTGCGGCAAATCTGCCCGATGATTACGACTTGCCAGCGAACTGGTAGTTCTAACGGGTTCAGCCTAAACCGTGACGGGTTGTGATAATATCTGCCTACGTTCAAGCAAACGTTTGGAGTTATGAGGGTCGGACTGGTGAGCCTGTTTAGGCGAAACGCGCCGGTCACGAATTGCGCCACAGTTGAGGCGCGGAGGGAGGCAGTCATCAGCGCGGGAATCATTGATCAGTTGACGGACTCGCCAAAAGAGCGGTTACTAAGAATTAGCCTTGAGGTTAGCGATCCACGCAATGCATTCTAATTTAGCAAGGAAACAACAATGATCAAAAAACTACTGAGTCTGTTTAGGGCAAACGCGACCGCGACCGTTATTGTTCACGAATCGTCGGATGAGGTGAAAATAGAGCGCAACGATGATGGCGCATTATCGGCGAAAGATATATCCACAATCCTCCTATCAAAGCGAGCCAAAGCATTTAAGTAAATGAGGTCTACCGATTTTGAATACGCAAAGCAGTCAGAAGGCAAGCTTCGGCATCACCAAAACGTAGCGGGCGAGAGATCCCCGTACACCCGGGGGAAGGCGCTTGCACAACTGATAAACGTCGAACAACTTCCGAAGTCGACGTATCTGAATATGGCGTATACGACAGGCACAGCACAGCCAGTTTTTTTCTTCGTTGCGGGATATTCCCGGGTTGATGGCCCTGACGTGGTGCGCTAATCAAATCACGGGCGGTGCGGGTCCATTTTTAATTGTTTAACGTGAAACAATTGCCGGTTGCAGGCGAGCGACCGGCTTGGCCGGGTCAGTGTCTCCGTGACGTGGATCATGCGATTCTCGGCGCAACGCGCTCCGAAACGTTTGCCCTCACGAATCGACTCCGGTCGATTGTGAACTATAGCCCTTCATAAACAATATTATCGGAGCCCTGGTTCGTGGGTTCAGATAATATTTATTATGACAGGGCGAACTTGTCATTGCCGAGGCCCACCAAACCGGTTGCCGCGAACCGGCTCCTGGTAAGGTACAAACAACTTGGAACGAAGCGACAAGTATGGCGACATGAGGCATAAGGTGACGACATCCCAGTAAACGGACTCATAGCTAGTTGGACGCCTCTTCACGTCCAACTTGGAATCACAAATTGTTGTGACTCGATTCTCCAGAGTATTTGGACACCGGACTCGGTAGATATCAACTACTGGCAGATCGAGTGCGCATCGGTTCCTACAGGAGGCGGTACGTGGTCGGTGCAGATTACCGAGGTCAACGCATACGGACCAACCGGAGGATATCTTAACCTACCCTTCGGCGGCCTCAGCTATTCCGGGTCTGGCACTTCTGTAACGTGCGATCTCTATTTCAACAATTGGAAGGTTTACGGCACTAATAATGCTAAATGGTATGTCGTCTGGGACTCGCTCAGCGTCTACGTCAACGGGTCGCTTATGGCAACATTATCGGGAAACAACGTCACATCTGACGCGCTAGGTCCTAGCTGGGTGCCTATATTTTCCGGCATCGTGCAGTTTACGGGTAATGGGCAAGTTAATTATTCCTCTTCGGTTTTCGGAGGCTGGCGTTATCAGGTAGCAGGTACGTGGTACTCAGCGCCAGTCGCAGGGCTTCCACCGATAGCGGATGCACCATTGAGCGGCCCAGGAGTGTACTACTCGATACCACCGGTTTATGGAACCTTTACGGCTCCATTTGGTCTGGCTGCTGCGGGTGTTGTCGTCACCAGTTCCACTTATGGAACTCAGATGCAGGTTAGCAATATCGCGGGCACACCGATCAAAACGCAGTCGGGAACCTTCGTGATGATTCCAAACCTGCCAAAGTCGATTAACCGCCTCAATTCGGATTATGGGGCCACATTCTGGCGATATGCGGTTCCGCAGGTGCAAGCGTCATCAACACGGACATTCAGCGAGATAAAAGTGCCTGTTTCTGCGGGATGGCACGCTAGTTCAAGTGCTACAACCAACGTAGTCAGTCGTGCGGGTACGGGCAGCTACGAGGTCGGACCAACCGTTTCGCCTATCGAATCTCAGTTCTTGCTTCCCAGCTACTGTCTAGGCCAAGTCAGCAACTACGAGCAACTAATTATTACGGTGATCGATGGGGTTGTCGTAGCCAGCAACCAGGAGATATTAAACACTGACTACGCGGTGTCTATGGATTCCGTGACCGGCTCAGAGTCGTGGTCTAGCGGTGCTTATCCTGTTGCACCTTACATGAGCAACGCTGACATTAGGTGCAACTATTTCAACTCGTGCGTTTGTAACCCTCATTGGTCGATTGGGTATTACACCGGGCCTTGGAACCTTGAGGGCGCACCGACGACGTGGGAGACCTATTGGGGGTTCATCCGCGAACAGTTCATGTCAGCGCAGGGAAGGCGCAATCATATCGTTTCGTGCCCACTAGAGACGAGCGGTTACACTCCATTTTTGGACACCTATTTCCAGAGTCCGACAGGCTACGGTATGCGGTGGATTGGCGTTTCAAGGTGGCAGACGGACACAGTTTCCCCTTTAAGCAGCTTAACCCCGGATTCGTCATCGTCGCCCAATTGGAGTGTGGTTAGCGGTTCGTGTTCGCTCGCTTTCGGTGGGACTGTCACAGTCACCCCGATATCATCGGTTTGCTCTTTCCGATTGGCGCTGGAATCGTTCGATTACAGCCCGTTCATGTACGCTCAGATTTGCCAGTCTATTTTGCTGAACTGGCCCGCAACGAACATCACTACAGCTCAGGTTTATGTCGTTTCGTCTGACGGCACCACACAAACCCTTTTGGAAGTGAGCCCGTCGGACGGATTCACAACCCCAGCACATACCTACAATTTCCCTCAAGTTCTCGACGCGAAATATGCAGGATCGTGGGGCATTGACAACGGGTACGGCGTTGTATCCGACACCGGAACGGATTACGCCGCAGGTGGCATGTCTGCGTCGATCATGGGCAGTCCCACTCAGGCAGTTGGATTTGAAATGGAGTTGGGTCGGCAAGGTGCTTATCTGCTATTCGTCTTCACGCCAACTTCGACGGGAACGACCTTCCAAATTGATTACCCTCAGTTCAACGCGGCCACATCGAAGTTGTTGCTCCAAGAGAATGGGCAGCTCGCAGATGTCCTATACGCGAACGGGCCAGCTATTCGGCTAGGTAACCACGTTTG